TGCGGCACCTGGCGGAAATGCCACACAAGGCCCAAGTGGTGGTGGAACAGGTTATGGAAACAAAGGCGGAGACAACAGTCAGGTTCCACCTTATTCTGGTTCTGGAGGAGGCGGTGCAAGTTCTGCTGGTGCTGCTGGTGGTTCTGGCCGTGTTGCTCCTGGAGGTTCTGGTTTAGCATCTTCTATTTCTGGCTCTTCAATTACCTATGCTGGTGGTGGAGGTGGCGGCGGAGGCTCTAGTAACTCTGTTGCTGGTGGCTCTGGTGGCCCTGGTGGTGGTGGTGCTGGTGGTTTGCTTAACAATAACACTGGACAAATGAATGGTGCTAATGCAACTAACGGCTTAGGTGGCGGTGGCGGCGGTGGTGCTGGTGCAGCGCCACAAGATGGTGGCGCTGGTGGTGCTGGAGGTCACGGCGTAGTTATTATTCGTTATCCTGTTTAGACACTAGATAACTAGATTTTATATAAAGAGAGAGAAAAAAGACGATGCCATTTATTAGTAGCGTAAGAGGTGCATACGGACCTCAAAGCCGTGGAGGTAGGGCAGGAAGTCTTCTTACCTCAACTGGTGGAACAATCACAACTGCTGGTGGCTACCGTATTCATACATTTAATTACACTGGTTCAGATCAAACATTTACTGCTGGCGGTGCTGGCAACGTTGAGGTATTAGTTCTGGCTGGTGGTGGCTCAGGTGGGTCTAGAAACGCTGGTGCAAATCAAGGTGGCTCAGATGGCGGTGCTGGTGCTGGTGCTGGTGGATTAGTTTTACATACTTCAAGTGCTGTAACTGCTCAAGCCTACACGGTGGGTGTTGGTGTTGGTGCTGCATTTACTGCTGGAAATACTCAATCGCCTGGAAACAATGGCGGAAACTCTACATTCAATAGCATCACTGCATTAGGTGGCGGTGCTGGCGGTTGTGGCCCAGGTGGTCCAGTTGCTTTTGGTTTACCTGGCGGCTCTGGTGGTGGAGGCGGTGGCGGTGGGTCAACACCTGCGGCACCTGGCGGAAATGCCACACAAGGCCCAAGTGGTGGTGGAACAGGTTATGGAAACAAAGGCGGAGACAACAGTCAGTCTCCTCCATTTACAGGTTCTGGTGGTGGCGGTGCTGGTGGCGCAGGTGCTGCTGGTGGTTCTGCTCGTGCTGGAACAGGTGGAGTAGGGCTGAGTAGTTCAATTTCTGGCTCTTCTGTTGGCTATGCTGGCGGAGGTTCTGCTGGTGGAGGAGGACCTTCTCACACGAATGGCGCTGCTTCAGTTGGTTTTGGTGGAGGCGCTGGTGGATTTTTTAATGGCACTACCCCAAATGATGGCTATGCAGGAACAAATGGTTTAGGTGGAGGCGGTGGTGGTGGCCAAGGTACAACAGCAACTGCCCCTATTAGTGGTGGCGCTGGCGGTGCTGGCGGGCATGGCGTAGTTATTATTCGTTATCCTGTTTAAGAAATTAAATAATTAAGTTCTGGTAAGTATAAGTAGTCTATTTTAGAACTATTGAGGGTGCTGATAGCATCTTCAATAGTTTCTACTATACAGTCTCCAGCAAGATTAAAAGAAGTGTTAAAAATTATTGGAACGTTTGTTATTTTATAAAATTCTTCAATAAGTTTATAAAAGTTTTTATTTTGCTCTTTAGACACTGTTTGTACCCTACAAGTACCATCAACATGGGTTATTGCAGGTATAAATAACTTTTTATCTTCTAAAACATTTACGGCATACATCATAAATGGAGACTCTTCTAAACTTCTCATATCAAACCATTCTTTGGCTTTTTCAACTAAAACAGATCCAGCAAACGGCCTAAACCACTCTCTATTTTTTACTACATTAACTTTGTCTTTTCCATCAATGACACGAGGGTCAAAAAGAATACTTCTGTTACCTAGTGCCCTTGGGCCAGCCTCGGAAGACCCTTGATATATAGCAACAATTTTTTCTTCTGACAACAACTTTGCTACATAACTTGAAGATACATTCTTTTGTATAGTGTTTTGTGTAGCAACTTTTTCTACGTATTTTTTGTCATAATTATAGTTTGGACCATAGTATAAAGATTTTTGTTTTTGGATATTTGTACTTTTTGTTTCTGAGTGCCAAGCAAGTTTTGCAGCACCTAAAGCAGTCCCAGAATCACCAGAAATAGGTTCAATATATAAATTTATCTCTTTAGGTAAATCTAAAAGATATTCGTAGTTAGCAACGCAGTTATGGAAGAACCCACCTGACAAACAAATATTTTTAATATTTGTTTTTTCATACCACTCAAGAATTTGTTTTTTTACTTCACTTTGCGTTTCTTTTTGTAGTTTATAAGAAAAATCTGCTTTATCTTGAAAAGATTTTAACTTAGTGTAAGTTATTTTTCTTTTTTTCAGTGAAGATTTATCATATACAAATAAATTTTTATTTATTCTTCCGTCTACATAGATAGGTGGTATATTTTTATTTTCTTTTCCATATGAAGACATACCCATAACTTTTCCCGCATCTAAGCCATGGAATCCAAAAGTCTTAGCAGCATCCTCAAACGCTAAGGCTTCTCCATAATTATTTACTACAGTTGTCTTACCTACAGTAATCGGTTCTGTATCAAACGAAACTGCAACTTCTTCATATAATTTTGTAAAGTTATTTGGGTACGAAGAAGAAAAAACAGACATTATCTGTCTACCAAAAGTTCCTTTTTGAAAAATAGGACTGTCTAAATATACCTCTGAACCCATTCCGTCTTTTACTATACATAGTGACTCTGAAAAGCCAGAAGAATAAAAAGAAGATGCAGCGTGAGTGAGGTGGTGTTCCATACTGTAGTTATAAACTTTTATATTATTATTAAAAAATGTTTTACCTAATCTACGTATAAATGTAGTGTAGATATCTGTGTCTTCAAAATACTCTCCAGGAACTAAAGGCCCGACTCCAGCAATTGCAACTACATCTACATGGTCTACATAGTCTTTTATTTTTGATAGAGCAAGGAAGGGATACCAGTCATACTTAATGTTAGAAAGTCTTTCATTGTCTATATGAAAAAGAATTTCTCCATCTTTAATAAGGCATACTGAAGCATTATGGAATCTACTAACCCCAACAACAATCATATCTAGTACTGACTACTGATTAGATTAATTTGTGTATTCAATGTAACTTTTGTTGGAAGCCCGTTGCGTAACAGAACTCTGAGTTGTAGAAGTATTTTTGTTAATAGTTCCTACTGACTCTCTACCATCATACTTAAAAGATGCGTTTGGACCATTTACATCTACATAATGAAGAAATGCTTGAACATGAAAAGAGCCCTCTGGAGCATCAAAAGGGTCACGCCAATGGTCTAGTTCACAGCCGCGATATATAGCCATCTCTCCAGGCTTAAGCGAAATTGGAGTTCCATCTATATAAATAGGCCACGTATATCCTTTTTTATTTTTATAGTCATACTCGAAAGAAATAGTTAAAGAAACTTCACAAGAGGGTCTATCAAGATGATGGTCTAATTTATCTCCAGGATGGTACACACGATAATACGAATAGGTTGGGAACAACTTCAATCCAGTGTACTTTTCAATAGTAGGATGAAGAGATAAAAGCAATGTTTCCATTAACGGGTCAGCATACTTACTATGAGCACCAGGGACTTGTAGCCCTTCTGCTTCAGGACTGTATCTTTGGATTTCATCAAAAAGAGCGTATTGCGTAACTAAGTCAACAGTTTCTTTAGGTAGCCCTGAATTTACAGCAACATATCTATCTTTAGTAAAAGCAGGAACTGAAGTACTTGCTGTTTTATGTATTTTTATCATTGTATCTCCTACATCTGCATTGGTTGGTCTTGAGTCCAAGTTACTAAAGCATACTTAGTTCCACTAACCACAGGGTGAGCAATATGAGTATATGCGTAGTTTGATGGAAACAGTAAAAGCATTCCTGGTTCAGGTTTAATTTTTATTCCAAAATTAGTGAACTCTACATGACCGCCCTCATAATCTTTATTAAGATATATGATTGCTGAGACCGACCTACGAGTAGATGTGTCCCCGTCATAGTGAGCCTTATATTCAGTCCCGCCTTTATATTTCAACATATTGTAATCTTCGTGCCAAAGTTGCTCTTGTATTCCGTATCTTTTACGATACCCTTCTAAAGAAGCCATAAGTAAAACATACATCTGATTGTGAATATGTTCCATAACTGGACTTCCAGTTTCCCTAGCAAAATAACTTACACCCATATGTAAATTAGTTCTTGCATTTTGATTTTTACCAAAACCTATAGTTGTTGCCTTACTCCAAAAAATCCCTGAACCAGCAGTGTTTACCTGACTCTCAACCATCTCTATTGTCTTTTCAGGGTCAGGCCAAGCATTCTCATAAATATCTATACAACCAGCAACCGTCGTAGTGGGCTGTAAATCCCCTGGAAAAAATCTACCAATTGTCATTTTTTCTCCTTTTCCTTGCTTCAATAGTATCACTTTATGTATAAAATACAGAGTTTTATTACATAAGAGTGTCTTTATTTTGGTATAGTGACTCTATGCCTTTTTTTAGAACTACTCACAATATTCTAAAAGCCCCCTGGGAACCCGAATATTTTGACCCTAATTGGATGAACTCTGACTCTTTAGTCTTACCTCCCAACCCTAAATGGCATTACGAAAGAGAAATGCAAATAGAAGATGTTGACATATGGGAAGTTTTATGGCAAGGTGGGGGTTCTTGGGGAGTTTATGCCGCTTGGTGTCCCTATGCAGAATTTTTTTTAGTCACAACAAACCCTAAATTTGGTGGAGTAGAGACTATGGAATACGAGACTTTTTATGGAAAAGGTGCACAAAAAAAATTAAAAAAAAGACTTAAAGAACTTAATATTCCATATGCTCAAAATAAAGTTTGGGTTGATGCTGAAGAAATGCATCTATACGAGTAATATACTGTTCTACAGATTTAGTAAAGGGGTTTAGATGAAAGTTGCTGTATATACAATTGCTCTCAACGAAGAGCAGTTTGTTGAGCGTTGGTACAACTCTGTAAAAGACGAGGCAGACTATTTGCTTATCGCTGACACGGGCTCAACGGATGGCACGGTTGAAAAAGCCCGTGCCCTAGGTATCAATGTTGTTTCTATTTGGGTAAAACCTTGGCGCTTTGATCAAGGCAGAAACGCATCTTTGGCTTTAGTTCCACCAGATATGGATTACTGCGTCCCGCTAGATATGGATGAAATTATGCTTCCAGGATGGCGTGCTGAACTTGAGAAAGCATTTGAAGCAGGAGCAACTCGTCCACGTTACAACTACATCTGGAATTGGAATGATGATGGAACTCCAGGTCTTACCTTTGGTGGAGACAAGATTCACGCACGTCAAGGATATTTTTGGAAACATCCTGTACATGAAATTTTAACTACAGATAGATTAAAAGAGGTTCAACATTGGACTGGTGCAACTATGGAGCATCACGCAGACAATACTAAATCTCGTGGACAATATTTAGGGTTGCTCAAAGCATCGGTAGATGAAGGTCCTACAGATGATAGAAATGCTTTTTATTACGCTAGAGAGTTATTTTTCTACAACAAATTTACTGAAGCAACAGCAGAGTTCAAACGTCATTTGTCTCTTCCTAAAGCCCGTTGGGCACCAGAGCGTGCTGCCTCTATGCGCTACTTAGGAAAGATAAATAAAGAAGAAGCAGAGTTGTGGTTTACCTTAGCGGTAAGAGAAGCACCAGGCAGACGTGAGCCGCACATTGATTTGGCTAAACACTACTACGGCACTAGTGACTGGAAACTTTGCTATGAGCACGCAAACATTGCTTTAGCAATAAAAGAAAAACCTTTAGAGTATCTCTGTGAGGCTGAAGCGTGGGGGTTTACTCCATATGATTTAGCATCGATATCTGCTTACAATTTGGGAATGTATAAAGAGGCGTATGAAAACGCTGTGAAGGCCCTTGAATTAGGACCTGAAAAAGATAAAGAAAGACTAATAGCAAACCTATCCTTCTGTGAGGCAAAACTAAATGACAAATAATGACTATCCAAACTGGTTTACTACTAACGGTGCTTCCCAAAACTTTGCATCTTACCTATCTAAGTTCAAAGATGTAAAAGTAGACTTTCTTCAATTAGGAGCCTACACAGGAGATGCCACCAAGTGGCTCTTTGAGAATGTTCTTACTCATCCAGAGTCAACGCTTACAGATGTTGATACCTGGGAAGGCTCTGATGAAGAAGAACATAAAAAGATGAACTGGCAAAGCGTTGAGTCTGTCTATGATGAGAAAAACTCCCAGTGGCTTGGCGAAGGCAGACTCATTAAAAAGAAAATGACTACAGATGAGTTTTTTGCCTCCAACGACAAACAATTTGACTTTGTTTATGTAGATGCTGACCACACAGCAATGGCTGTTCTCAAAGATGGAATTCATGGGTATGACTATCTAAAAGTCAATGGAATTCTTGCTTTTGATGATTACAGATGGGGCGCTCATCTACCAGTAAAAGATAGACCTCAGGCTGGTGTAGATGCTTTTAGAGTTGCTCATTGGAATAAGACATCGCTCCTTGAGGCTAATCAACAGGTTTGGTTGAAGAAGATTTCCTAGGTTTACGGTTCTTCTTTAGTTTTTCCTTTTGTTGTTTAGCAAGTTTTTCTGCTCGCTCTACTTTGTAGGCATCAACTGCGTTCGCACTTGTGCGACTTCTCCAAGCAAAACCGCACTCAGTGCAGGTAACAATTTTTGCTGTAGTCCAACGACCAGTCGTGTCTAGTTGAGCAACAGAAGTTTCTAGTTTGTTTGGTCGTGCAGTGCAGTATGGACAATTCGGGAATCTGCGTCGTCTAGTTTCTTCTCCAAGATATGAAACAGAAAGAGTTCTACGAATTTCAACTTCATCTTTTCCTCCCCAGATTCCCCATATTTGACGATGCTCAAGAGCCCACTGTAAGCACTGTGAACGCACAGGGCAGGAGAAGCAAAGGTTCTTAGCCGTATATTTTTGAGAGAAATCTTGGGAGAAAAAGTGGTCTATGTATGTCCGATTTTCAGGAAGAGCGCATAGAGCATTGCGTTGCCACTCTAGATTATTTACTGGTTTCCACACATAGATAACTCTACTCTAATAGTCTATAAAACTATCGACTAAACACACTATTACTTTATTTGTCTATTTCAGCCCAAGTTACTGGTTGAATGTTCTCCAATATATCACCATAATCACTTTCGCCAAATTCATCGCAAGCGATAAGTTCAAAATCAGCCTCTAGGACTCCAGCCCACCCACTACTAACAATTCCCTTTTCTACAGCCTTGAAAGCGTCTCCTAGGCCGTCACAGACCCCATCTCGTTGAAGGGCAGAGGCTAAGGCACGTTTGACTAACTCGTTTTCAATATCAATATGATCTATCGTGTAATACACAATTGACTCTGGGTTTTGAAAAGAATAGCCAGAGCCGTCCCACTCAATCCATAACTCTTGTCCTGGTCTTGCGTCTTTTGCCACTTGCGTCCCTACTAATCGTCGTCTATGACATTATCCAAATTGAACTCAAAGTTCTTTGAGGAGTCCTCATCAAAAAAGTAAACAGTCCCTGGGTCCATTAGTGAGTAGATTCCAGCAATAGTTACTGTCCCGCACATACAGCATATTTCTACGCATCCGTGATTTACAATCTCTGGGCTATCTACTCCCACTAACTTCATCAAGATGCTTCCAGATTCATTCATGCTCTCTGGCTCCCAGCGGGCGTGCTCATCTAGCCAGCACATCTCACATATTGCCATGGGCACTTCAACAGGTTTGGCTGCCATAGAACAATTCTAGTTCCTTTTAGTATCCTAGATTTGCTGCCACGCCATCAACATTTATACCTTTACGCCTTCTAATAACATTTCTTTCCTGAGGCGTAAGACCGCCCCAGAAGCCAAAAGATTCGTGCTTTATGGCCCAATCAGCGCATTCGGTTGAGTGAATACACGACTTACATATTTGCTTCGCTACAGTGTAGTCTCCAACAGAGACAACAACAGACCTGTCATCTTTGTCTTCTAAGTAGAAGAACTCGACTCCAACTTCAGCGCACAACGGTTGATTAAAAGTCCAAGGCTCTTTAGCCACGAAATACCTTCCCCAAGCATTCGATTACTTATTTTTGTTTTCAAGCGCTCCTACTTCGTAGCCACAACCTGCGTAGCCAGCAATATCAATCCATGTGTCTGGTTGATATCCAGATTTAGATGCATAACGGGCAACCTTTAGCCCGACCATCATCATTGCTACATCTTCGTTGCTTATGGGGATTCCTAAAATTACAGACCAAATCTTTGCTGTTCTATCAAAATTATCCTCTGGTGCTCCATATTGCTTATTGCGGTCACTAGAAATAATCTTTGCTGCTTCTCTGAGGGCTTCAACCCGCAGAGGGTTTTGTTCTGGAACTGAATTATCTGTTGTCATCTTTTATCCTCGCTATAACTTCTACTTGGTAACTCTTACTTTTTTCTGCGTCAGTAACAGTTGTTTCATAGTTGACGTACCTTAGCGGGTCTTCAGAGTCGTTGTCCACAAATGCTGAAATCTTTTCCGTAATTGTGTTTAGTATTTCTTCCTTATTGTCAGCAAGAAAACCAAACTTGTAAGTAATAGATTTCATTGCTAGACCAGTTTCTCTAAGTTCTCTGGCTTGAAGTGTGCTCCATCTATGACAGGGGTCTTTCCATCATTTGTCTTTACAATGATGTCTCCATATCGAACACCAACAACTCTGCCTCTACGGCCATTCATTGCTGATTTTCCAGAGTCTTCATCAAAAGCGTTGTACATAACTCTGACAGTGTCAGCAACTTTAATTGCTCCCGCCTGAGCCTTTACCCACTTCTCGTTTTTATCTTCTGGCACTAGAGCATGGCCTAGAGCAAGTTTTCCAAAAATATCAACAATATCTTTAGAGTTGTTTACTTTCATAGACTTGTTCTTTTCTTTAATCTGTTCCCAGACTTCTAATAATTTGAGTACAGAGTCGCCTACAGCCTTTTTAGTTTTGTTCTGAGTAAGTTGTTCTTTTACCCAGTCCATATCTGCGTCGGACATTTTTCCTCCTTTTAGATTGTGTATGTTTTTTGGAGCAATACATTGCCCAAATTTTCCTTGACCTTAGACCAAGAAGGCAATGTTTCTATGTATAACTCTTTTTGCCGTCTTGCTAGTTCAAGTCTTTTTTCTGGCGTTAGTTCTTCTATCGCGGCAGGAAGTATTGACCACTCACTACCTAGATGAACTGTCTGACGCCAGTCAGTAGCCACAGGGACGCCCACAAAGAGCGCCTGAGACAGGCTAGGAAGCCACCAAGGGTTTCCATCTTTGTAGACTGAGATAAGGGCTCCAATGGAGTTATCTAAGCGTTCTAAGATGTCTTCGTTTGCTTCCCATTTACTTTGTCTGTAATTTACTACAGGCTTAGTAATATTCTCAAATGTCCTCAGCGCCCACTTACTTTTTTGGCTGTCTGAGCACCAGTAATCACCATCAACTAATTTAGTTCTGTAGCGTTGAATTTCTAAAAGCACAGAATCTGGAGAAACTAGAAACAACTTATTGTTGTCTATGGTTGGTATGTATTTAGAAATAACCTCTGGCTTAGACCAAGGGTAAGCAGGAATAATAGTCTTTGGCCAAGCCTCTGTGAATAACTTAGTAAGCCCAGAAAAGATATTGGCATAGTTTTCTTGCTCTAAAGCCTGATTGTATTCACGCTTTTTTGAATAAAAAGGTTTTACTAAAGATTGTGGGTTGAGGTATATTTCTCTAAGTCCAGCGTAAATTTTATGTGGGTCAGGGGTATCTACAAATAGAGAAAGGTTGCCTAACTCCGATGCGTGTTTGATGACGGACAATGCGCCATAAATTCTGTGTGAGGTTACATTTGTTGGTGAAGAAACGCCAACTATTACTGAGTCAAACTGAGACAAATACTCTTTATCAAACGTTACTGATGGGCTATCCCAAACAACTTCACAACCCAACTCCGTGAGGGCCATATTGATAATTCCAGCAAAGGAAGGTGTCTTTTCATTGGAGTATGTAGATGCGTGTGATGCTGTACATCCAGTAAGAAATACTTTCATAGAACCTTCCTTTATTTAAGGATTATTAGGTGCTGGACTTACTTCCCCGAAAGAACAGCACCTAATAACCACATTTATTTATTTAGAACGGCGCTTGCGGTGCTGCTGCAATTGGCGCTGGAGCAGGTGCTGGCGCTGGTGCAGGAGCAGGTGCAGGTGCTGGAGCAGCGGCACTTACAGGTGTTGCTGTTGTCGGTGCAACTGCTGGATAGTAGTTCTTGATTTCGTTCTTCTTTTGTCCTTGCCAAGTACGTGTTCCTACTTGAGCACGGAAGCGACGACCAACAATAATCTGCTCAATCTGAGCGTTTGATGGCTGTGGCTGTTGCATGAAGTATTCCTTTGGCAAACCAAGAGCGTGCATCTTCTTGAAGAAGATACCTAATGCTGCTTGACTGTCTGGAGATACAACGAGATTGTCCCAAACAAGACGCTTATTGTGAGCACCGCCCTCAACTTGTGCCTTGATTGCGAACATGGTTTTGCCGCTCTGTGAAACCTTTGCTGTTGCTTCAAGGACTACTAAATCGTAGTCACCGTCTGGCAGAGCATCGTAGGTTCCAGTCTCGCCGGCTTCCTTGATGAGATCGCTCCAATTGAGAGTACTCACTCTGTTACCTCTTTCTTAGTTGTTGTTGTTGCTGTTTGTCGTGGTCCGAAAATCATGTCTAACATTCGGTCAACTGACAAATTTTCCTGTTCAACGATTGCGCCGAGGCGTCCTTGGACACGCTCACCCGCTTCGTATTCGTTTGTACGTTCAACATACATACGTCGCACCTTTTGTGGTGCTTGCATAGGGTCAATGCTTTGGTGTTGCTCCAAAGTTATAGCCCCAAGAATGTCGTAGAAGTATGGTGCTTGAATCTGCAACTGACCTTGTAGGTAAGGACGATGACGTCCATCCTGCGAAGTCTTTGACATTGCAGTGAGCACTACTGCCTCTAGAGGATTGGTTGGGTGCATAGTTAAATCGCGGAGGTCGCGTAGAAGACCACCCATGTGACGAAGTAGTTCGCCCCACTGTTGCATCTTCATCTGCTCAGTACCAGCAATGCTGTCCATACACTTAACTTGGAGTTCAGAGATTGAGTCGATAATCAAACTCTTAAAGTGGTGCTTTCCAAGTTGTAGCCATTGATAGGTTTTAATAACTGTGTCGTAGTCCCGAACTTGAACTACAACGGTGTCCCAACTTCCATCTGCAATTGGTGGTTCTTCTCGCAGTGGGTCCCAGTACTTGACAACAATAGGCAGGAATCGGTGCCCGCCCTCAACGTCAAGCATTAGGCGAGGATATGGTGCAGTTACAGCAAATGTTGATTTACCAACTTTGCTTTCGCCGTAAACCATAACCGTTAAAGAGCGTTGAATTTCGCCCATTGTCACTCGCTTCCTGTTTTGTCTGTGTCGTAATACGCATAAGGATCTTTTTCCTCATACGAATCGCTAAGTGCTTGTTCAACGGCGCTTCCGTCATCAAACATTGGGCATATAGCGAAAAATTGGCATTTCCACTTACAATCTCTACTGGCTCGTGGATATACATGGAACGCAGGATTTTCTCCAGCGTCTAGTGCTGTTCTGATTCTCATTAGGTCAGCAATAGTTCCGTGAATGCGTTGCCAGAAAGAACGCATAGTGAAAATATTGTGCCTAATCTCAACGTGGTCATAGAAAGGTGGCTTTGCTGCCGCAGTTCTACGTACCTTCTTTAGGAGAGTAAAGATTCCACCCTCTGAGCGTTCTTTCTCATCAAACTTTGAAGATTCAAGAAGCATATAAGTCATAACCTGCTCATTCATATGAGCCATGCTTGAGAACTCTGACAGTGAACCACCAACAGTTTTGAAATCGCGGAACAAGCGAACTCCATCTGCCTTACGGCGAACACGCATATCAAGTTTTCCCTGAAGTTCTACAGCACCATTGAACAATGGAGCAACAATCTTTTCTTCAGTTGAAATCATTTCAAGTTCAGCATCAATTCCGTTTTCTTCAACCCACTGCTCATAACCTTCAAGCATGATGCGTCCAAGTTCGGCTTCTGTCTCTAAATCATTGACATCTCTAAAGTCGGCAAGAAGAAGTTGCTTATCTTTCTCAACTAGTTCTGAGTGAGCCTGTAGGAGAGGCGTGCCTTGTGCGTAGTGAGCATCTAAGGCTGCGTGGATACGAGTTCCAAGTGCTAGCGCACCAGTCATATCTTTTTGCTTTGGCTGTAAGCGACGATAGTAATTTAGCCACCAACGTCTGCGACAATCTTTGAATGTTTGTAACTCTGAGTTTGAAAGTCTAATGATTTCACTCATAACTTACCCGCCTTGTCATCTTGTAGAAGTTTGAGCAACTGGTCTTTGTCCCGAACAATCTGCTCAAAGTTGTCGGCTTTAGTTTCAAGAACTTGAATCACACGTTCTTCAATTGTTCCTTCAGTTACATAGTCAGTAATCACAATTGAGTCGTGTATCTCGCTCCCGATTCTATGAACTCTATCTAGCACTTGCTTATGGTCTACAAGAGACCACGGCCTCTGAAGCATAATCAAGCGACGAGCAGCAGTCAAGGTAATACCTACACCACCTGCTTGTGCTGTAAACAAAATCCACTTTATTGCACCAGATTGAAAATCGTCAATAGCCTTCTGACGCTCATCCTCATCTTGGTCTCCAGTGATAAGACCGTGAGGAATCTTTTTCTTTGTCATCTCTGCGCTGAGAAGATTGATAAGTTGCTTTGATACAGCAGAAACAGCAACAGAGTCATCTCCAAAGTCTCCATTGTCAATATCATCCATCAACGCTTCAACTTTGCAAGAAGGCGAATCAAGAATGGCTTTAATTTCTCCTGTAGATTCGTTAGTGCTCAAAGTTGCGTAGGAACTAGCAAACTGTAGAAGTCTAATTGTTTGTGTCAAAACACTAGGCGCTGTTAGCGTATCGCCAGAGCCAAGTTCAGCAATCATTAGGTCACGCATTTGCTCGTAAGCCTTCTTCTGCTTAGTTGACATCTCAACATCTCGGCGTTCATTGATAACTGGTGGAAGCCAAGGAAGCACTACTTTCTTGAGCATACGACGCATAACTGGGTTTACAGATTTGTAGAACTCATCTTGCATCGCTGGCTTTACGCCAATAACCATCATTCCGCCAAAGGCGTTGAGCATCGTGTCAACCATTCGGTCAATCCACTTTGTCTTGCTTGGCCAATCCTTTGGAGAAATCCAATGAAGAATTGACCAAAGGTCTACAACATTATTGGCAATAGGTGTTCCAGTAAGTGCAAAACGAATCTTTGAGTCTCCACTAGCAGACCAGAGAGCACGACTTTGCTTTGATTTAGGGTCTTTAGAACGGTGAATCTCATCTGCAATAACGGCTTTGAAATCAATATGATTGAGTTCACGAAGATGTACTTCGCAACGTGTTTCGCTAATCTTTTCATCTTGTCCACCGCAAGCACGGCAACGAGTCAGAGCAACAGAGCCATAAGGTGCTAGTCGTGAGTGGGTTCTAAGAGATTCCCAGTTGATAATAAATACTTGCGCTGGGTCTTCAAACTGACGTTTGCGTTGAACCGCAGAGCCTTTGATTACCTGTGTTGGAACCTCAGGCCACCACTTCGTAAATTCTCTAGCCCAGTTCTTTTTCAAAGTGTTAGGGCAGACAATCAAAACTGGAAAGATTTCTTCTCCTCTTTCGTGGAGCATCTTGAGGGCACGGATAGCCTGTGCTGTTTTACCTAAGCCAGGCTCATCGGCTAGTAGGGCTCGTTTGGCTGTTGCTAAAAACTCAACGCCAGCCCTTTGGTGAGGGAAAAGGATTTCATCGCCTTCAAAGGTTTCTAACTCTCTAAAAGCATTAGAAGGGTTGATTCTGGTGGTTACTTCATTAGCAGCCCATTCAGATAAGGCTGGTCCAATAACTAGGTCATTGCGGAATGTAGAGCGTAGAGCGAGACAGGTTGTCCAACTTAGGGGAACTCTCCAAACCTGGTCAGAAGGGCTCCAGGAGGCTCCTGGAAGGCTCTTACAGAGTTCTTTGAGGCGCCACTCAGCGGTAATAAGGATGTGTTCCCCACCGTTATCTATATCTACAGATACTGTCACTACAACCCCCAACCGTCATTATGTACTTAGAACATACGGTACCAGAAAAAATAGTTTTTTACTTTTTCAAGACCGTACTATTTTAGCAGAACTTTTGGCTTCCAACCACTTTTAACCAGTTTTAGCAGGGCGTGTCGGATAGCGTCATTTGCGTGCCCTTCCCCGCCTTTATGCCAAGTCCCAATCTTCTTGAGACTTTCATTTGTAAACATTGTTTTAGCGTCTACAGGAGCCTGAAAAGTGATGTCTTCAGGCTTATAGCCGTTTACTCTACACATATGCTTGAGAATTCCTATTTGCTCAAGACTGTATGGCGCTTGCGAATTTCTTACAGTTTGTGCTGTAATAGTAAAGCGTTCACATACGACCATAAAAGAATCATAGGATCTCCATTGATGTAGCGCAATTTCAATTGGGCTGGCATATCCAGCATCATCTACTTCAACTGAAAATTTAACAACTGGCAGGTCATCTTCATTTCCTGACCATTCAAGAAGGCACACACCACTCATTTTTCCTGGGTCTACTGAAAGAACATACATTAGTACTTATCTCCCCACGTCTCTAGTGGACCGTCAATTCCAGCAGTAAGTGGAACATCCCATCCGTCTGTTGTTGTCATACATTCTTGAACTATCTTCTTGATTTCTTCAGCATCTTCACGAGGTGCTTGAAGAACAATTTCATCGTGTACAGGAACAATCAAATGCTCAGTCAAATCTGCTTGATCAAGTTTTATAAGATTACTCTTGAAAACTTCAGCAGCACCGCCTTGAATAAGATAATTGATAAGAGTATAGACACGACCTTCATCGCAAGGAATCTTACGACCAGTCCATGTGTAAATGTAGCCTTGACCTTCATTGCGCTCACGAGTTGCGCCAAGATGTTCAATCTCTTTTTGGAACTTAATCATTCCTGGGTATCGCCTATCAAAAGCATCTGAGACCGCCTTCATCTGCATTTCAGCAACTCCAGCAGTAAGTGCTTGCTTAGCAACACCAGCGCCATAAAGACGTCCGTAAACCATTCCCTTGATAAGAGTTCTGCGTTTATCTGAACGAGTCATTTCTGGTTCTTGATAAACCTCACGACCAATTTCTGTAAAGGGGTCAGAGCCAGTTTCATCAGCACGATTAAACAGTGTGATGAGGTTTGGGTCTTTAGACAAAGATGCAAACATACGAAACTCAACTTGGTCTAAGTCTGAAGTAATAATGACGTGGTCTTTATCTTTTGGAATAAAAGCACGACGCACCGTGTCATCACCCTTAGGAAGAGTCTGTAGCGCAGGGTCTGTGATTGACATACGAGATGTGCGAGCACCTAAAGTCTTTACGGAAGGGTGCAAGATTCCATCAACATTTTTATTGATAAAGTTGAGGAAGTATGTGTTAGCAAGTTTATCTGCTTTGCGTTGCTTGAGAACTATGTCGGCAAGATTTTTTACTTCATCGTTTCCATTGATAGCAAGAAAGGCTAATTGGTCTTTGCTGGCAGATTTTTGTCCAGAAGGAGTGTATTCAATAATCTCTGCGCCAAGTTTCTCAAACAAACGAACAAGTTGAATGTTGCTAGTAATGCTTGTTCCAGCATAAGTTTTATTTGCCCAATCTTTGACAGATTCGGTGTAGTCAATAAGTTCTTGGTACTTACGCTTAGAGTATTCAAGGTCAACACGAGCGCCATTGATTTCCATACGAGTAACGATTTTTCTAGCAGCCATTTCAATCTCATACGCCTTGTGATAAGGCTGACCAGGGCCACACTTCTCATAAAACTTTTCCCAAAGACGCATTGTGAGAATGGTGTCTAGAGCGCCATAAGACCAGTAAGGCTCAAAGTTTGTAGGAACAGTTCCCCACGTCCAGCCATTTTTTGTAAGGTCAATATCCAACTTGTCTTGAAGGTGAGCAGCCTGTCCATCAATAAGTCTTGCAGATAGCGGCTTGAGTCCACCAGGACCTAAAGGGTCAATAAGGTGAGCCATAATCATTGTGTCGTGTGCACGATGCCAAGGAAGTTCCCAATGAGACTTAACAGCAAACCACTTCGCTTCAAATGCAATGTTGTGGCACACAATTGGTCCATCAAACTTATCCATTGCTTCATAAAAAACACCAGACCATTCTTGCCAAGGAATTGACCAGCCATGCATTCCATCACCAACTTGAACAAGGCGTAAGTCGCCATGCCAAGGAGAGAGTGCATCTTCTCGTGGTCGCCCTGGTCTTTCTCCTGTTTCAGTATCAATAGCGATTGCGTTATGCGGTCTGCGTTCGCCAAGCCAACTAATAAACTCGTTTGCTTTTTCTACTGAATCAACAAGGGTGACTTGAATTCCATCAAGTCCTTTTGTCATTTGTCTTTTGGTCCTTCTTTCAGATTGTTACGGAATCATCTCGACTCTGTAGACTGCATCTATCTTCTCATCATTCTCTGCTGCTCGCTCTAGCAACCTCTGTGCGACGTTAGTTAGGTATCTTGCCCCACCTTGGTCGTATTTGTAAAGAGCATCTAAGACTGGTTTAGGGTCTTCACTTACTTGAGCCCAGTAGCGATACTTTTCTGGAAAGACAATTGGTAGCGACCTTACTGGCTTACAAATGTCGCAGGGGATTGCGTCAGTATCTAAATCCTCAGGCTCTCCCTCTACTAAAAAGTATTGCTTTACTAAAGGACAAGCAGCGCCGTGAAATACTAAAGATACACCAATACGGGACAAAATGTAAGAACCATTCTCTGTCCGATACAGTGCAAACTCAATCCATCTGGTTGAGCCACGACGCCAAGAAGAAGACTCTCCTAATAACCTACCATTGAACTGTAGTGTTCGTGAGCCGTCTTTTATCTCAAACATTCTTCTCTTCCAGTAATTCTGAGACAGATGGAAATTCTTTAGGCGTCTCAGGTTGAGGGGTTAGCCTTTTAACAAGGTCTTTGTTAATGGTATCTAGTTTTGTTATATCAGCACGAAGAGTAGCAACAGCGTACTCATAGTTCTGAACCAACTCACCAATTCTTTGCCGTAAGGCAATAATTACTAAGTCTTTACTGTCATTAGCGTCAGTCATTTAGAGTCCTCTACTAAGACATTAAGGCTTTTAGAGCCGTGATTTTGCCTCTAACAGTGTCGTTTTCTGATTCCAATGTATCAATTTGTTCTGTAGAACCATCAATACCTGTAAGAGCAATAATTGACACCTCGTTGTTGTACATGGTGTACTCTAAATTGCGAATGTGATTGGTGATGATGTTCTGCTTATCTTCATCTGATAAGTAGGTATATGTCTCTGGCATTTTTTCTCCTTCTTAGGGTTCTATGATAGCACTTTGCTATCTATAGGTTTTTAGGCTTGATAGCCTAATTCTTCTAGTTTTTGCAGTATTGCTGCTTTTTCTGCTTGGTATCGAGTCAAGTAGTACTCCTTCGAGGGCTTTCCTTCGATCTCTGGATTACTCTCTGTATGCTCTATTACCAAATTTATGTTTGACAATTTACCTAACAAAAAATCTATTTTTTCTTGATTAGTTAGCATATTTATGACCAGGCCGTAAATGCAGAGTAGGCAGAACTTCCAGCGCTGTTGGTAGCAAGAACTTGGGCTCTTCTCCAAAGTTTTCCAGACACAAAAGGTATTGTAAAACTTGTAGTGTTTCCTACGTTTTGAGCAACAGCAGTATTAGGACTTCCTCCAGTGTTAGTAGCAGCGCTTTGATATCGAACGGTGTATGAAGTCGCTCCAGCAGAGGCATTCCAAGTAACAAGACCACCACCACTAACGCTAACTCCTGTAGGGGTTGAAGGGACTGCTACAAAAGTAGTAGCAGAATCACGAGCAGACCAACCGCTTACTCCAATAGAGTTTCTTGCTCTTACCCAGTAGTAGTAAGTTGTACCTGATGTTCTACCACTGTGCGTGGCAGTTGTGCCAGTAATTCCAGAAAAGTCAGCACCCTGTGTAGTAGGTGTGGTTCCACTAATATTCCAATACCACTCATAGGTCGATGCTCTAGCGGCAGCATTCCAAGAAAGGCTTACAGAAGAAGTACTTGTTGCAGTAGCAGAGAGTCCTGTAGGGGTTGCTGGAGCAGAAAGAGATGTACCACTCCACTCTCTTAGACCAGATGTTTTTGGCTGTGGCGTTTGTGTAGTGGGAAATGGTACAGCAGAGCCCTCTCTAAAGACTCCAGTACCACCACTGTTGGCATATGCTCTAACTCTGATATTAGAAATAGCAGTTCCAGTTGTTGTTGTAATTGTGTACGATGTTGATGTAGTTAGTACATTTGAAGTGGTTCCGCTTATAGTGAATAAAACTCTATAACTAGATGCTCCTGATACTGCTGGCCAGTCAATAAGAATTCTTCCATCAGTATTTCTTGATCTAACACTTCCAGAGTAAGCAACTCCACCATTTGTAATAGTCCAAGAATCGGTAGAAAAATTTGTATTAAAAGTTCTAAATCCTTCAGTTCCACCACTAATTGTGCTTGTGTATTCAGTAGCATTTGCTGCATCCGCCCAGTCCAAATTAACTGCATTATTACTAAATGTAACAGTCACTACTCCTGGAGTTGAAGGCGTAACAGTTGTATCAGAAGGGGTCCAATTAAAGGCTGAGATTTCTTGAACGTTGATTGTTTGAGTTCTAGACCTAGCGCTATCAAAAAGTTGAGAAACGCCACTAATTGTTTTTCTTAATCTAGCAAACAAAGACACGGTTTTAGTTCCTTCAGTTGCAACGGAAACTGTGGTGTTGACTGATAAAGACGTGTTTATAATACTTCCACCAGTGTATGTTCCAAAGTAACTTGTAGCACCATTAGAAGTCAAATCACTAATTGTAAATGTAAGGTCAAAATTATTTGTTAACGTGTATGTAGGAGGGTACGGAAGAATCGTGGGAGAAGAGTCAAATACATAAGAAGTAGTCGTTCCTCTAAAAGTTCCTCTAACACGGATAAGAATATTTTCTCCAATATCCGCACCAGCAGGGATTATTGAAGAGTTGCTGCCTTTTGTATAAGTGTTTGCTGTTTGACTTTCAAGATTTGTTCTGCCCCAGGTATGCTCAAACGACCACTCAGAGTTTGAAGCAGCGGGTGTCCAACCAGAAAGTGAATATGTAAGAAATTCAAAAACTTCAGGTGTACCACTTATAGTCACACTTCCAGCACTTACAGTAATGAAGGTCAGACTTTGGCTTCTAGTAACAGCCCTAGTAGCAACAACTTGAGTATTAGAGGTAGTTGAGCCTGTTACTACTCTTGAAGGACCGATTTGGTCAGCAAATCTATAAGCAGTGACACTTACTACCTCTACTTGCCAATACAAATCATTATCAAGAAGGGCAAGATCAAAAAAAGTTGTTGATGAATCAAAATTTACAGTAATATTTGAACCAGGAAAACCAGAGCCTCTAGGGTTGTTGTATAAACGATATACAAGCCTATAACTTCCAGCATTTGTTGCTGCTGTCCAGTCAATTCTTATGTATTGGTATCTATCATTTGTTGCTGTAACTCTTAGGCTGTGAGTGCCACTTTGAAAAATACCCCAAGAGTCTGTTCTATTTAAGTCATTGTCGTAGTCTGAAAAAGTGCCATCTGGTCTAGTCCATCGAGAATCATAATTTGTAACTCTAGTACCAGCAGAACTCCAACTGGTGTTATACCTATTAAGAATAGTTGTGCTTTCTTCAAATGGGTCTATAGTAAAAGCAACAGGCTGACCTAAATCAGAGGTTCTATTAGTAAGACTTATTGTAAATGTTCCAGGAGCAGTAACGTTGACAGTGTTTGAAAATCCAGAGGTAACAGTACTTGAGCCAGATTGAACAGCAACAACTCTAAATTTATAATTACCAGTCGTTGTAACAAATACGCCTGAAGCGGCTGGATAGAATGCAACTATTGGATTACCGCCAGAAGTGGTAGAGCCAGAATCAATAAAAACATCATTTCTGTATATCTGCCACGTATATGTAATCGTATTGTCATTACCACCTAAAGAAGGATTCCAGCGTAAATCAAGTTTTCCAGGGTTAGAGTCTGACTCTGAAAGAATTAAGTTGGTTGGTGCTTTTAGAAGTCCGTTATCTACAATTTGTGTAGTTGTAGTTGCTGTAACAGGTGAGCCAGTTGAACTGTTGTAAGCGACTATAGTTACTCTAATTGTTTCTCCAATATCTCCATTTTGAACTGTGTACCTAGCAGAATTTGTTGGCGTTCTTGGATTTGATGAGTCAAGAGTTCTTGAGTCTCTTATATATGTACCAGTACCAGTTGCTATTGTAAAAATATAGTAATCAGGGCGTGTGTCATTAGTTATGGTTGTAGTTGACTGCCAGGCAGTTGATGACCAAAAATCAATTCTGTCAGTTGGGTAAGGCTCATTTGTAAGTGCGTTATATGTTGTAGCAAAACTGTTAAATCCTCTAGCGCCGCTTGCTACGTTCACAAGTCTGACAGGGGTGCGTTTTCTAATTCTTACAACGTTGCTGTTTACAGTTTCTGAAGATTTAGTTACTCTAAATCTCATATTTAACGTATAACTATATGCAGCAGTCTCAATAGCAGCCAAGTCTGAACTATCAGTTACATAGTTAGTAGTTAAGGTTCCTCCTGTAAGAGTTCCAGTTGCTCCAGTGCCTCCCTGATTAAACCAACCATTAGCAGCATTTGTGCCAATACGATACTGCCAAGCAAAAGTATATGTTCCAGAAACATTTGAGCCACGGTAGCCGACAAGAGTGTTTCCAACAGATGAGTTACTTATTGCGTCTCCAGAAGTGTTTCTAATTTCAGGTTGAAAAGTTCCAGATGAAAAAAGTTGACGCCAAGAATCGTTGTCCCACATCCAGCCACTATTAATCTGACGCCAGGAATCGTTGTCCCACATCCAAACACTGTTGATGTTTCGCCATGAATCGTTGTCCCATTGATATATAGGCATCTTTTGTCTTTGTCCTTTGTTATATTCTTTTAGGTATATCTAAATACTATTTGTCCAAAAGTGTGACCATCTGATGGCGGTTGTCCAGAACCTTCAGAGAGAGGGCCCTCATCTTGATTGCGGTTAAAAACAAGTGGACCATTAATTTCAACATACCAATCGCCAGGAGTTGGGGCATATCCAGAATTTAGAGAAATAATGTCAGCCTGATTTAGTGAATATTCTCCATATGTTCTAACAGACGATGCATCAAATTCCATATAGTTTTTATTGCTACCAAAAATAGAAAGACCAGTGTCAGTAGCAACATATGATGGAAATTTCTGACCACCCTGAGATACAGCGTCTGGTCCTCCATAAATCATAATTCCATCATTAATAATAATAGTTCCATCCTCTTCAGGATTCCAGTTTTCCGCAATCGGTGTAACAGTTCCTACTCTAGAGTCGGCATCATAAAAAATTAAGTCATCTTCATTTGTTATTTCAATTCTTCTACCAGTTCCAGATGTTTTTAGTGTAATACCAGAAATAATTCCAGCAGTAATATTGTTTGCATTCAGGGCTGTAGTTGCAATTACCGCAGAACTGAGAGAGCCTGTAGTAATCTGACCAGCACTTAGGTTAGATGTAACAATGACCCCAGCGGCCAAAGACCCAGCGGTAATTTTTGTAGCAGAGATTTCTGCTATAGCGCTGTTTCCTAGTTGAAACCCGGACCAAGTAGTACCAGTCCAGGTATACATTTTGTAGCCATCATCAGAATCAAACCATGTGTCATCTACAGCATATGTTCCCCCTGAAGGTGCGCTGTTTTGGTAGTAAATTGTGTTTTTGCCGTTTGCTACTGTTCTAGCGTCATCATCTACCGCTGGAAGTTGTATGTAGTCTTTTTGTTCTTCTGAGTAAACAGAGGTAGTTCCAGCGGTCTCATTGATAACTAAAAGACCATCTTTTGGGTTTTCAATAGTGTTTACTGCGGCATCTGTAATAACTGTTGTACCAAAACTTACTTCATCTGGACCAACAGCATTGACAGCAATAGCAGCGGTAGTTACAACTCTGTTTTGGAGTTTTGTGCGGACAGGTCTGCGCTCCATATTACGCAATCTGCGCTGAACATCAGCAAGGTTATTTCCTAAGTTTTTATTACGGGAACGGCGTCTACTAGGCATTCTTTCTGTCCTCCTTCCACTCACTAATAAGTTCTAATGATACTTTTTCTGGGAAGGTTGGAGTGTCTGGCACGCTCACCTTATAGCCAACAATTTTTCTAACAATGATGTCGCCTCGTGGCTCTAAATCGCTACCTAAACGAAGTCGAACAAACTCATCATCAATAATAATAGAGCACCAATCTCCTGGCAAGTAATCACCAACAACAGGGTTGATAGATCCATTTACTTCTATAGTAAAGGTTGCCTCTGGTGGTCGTGCTTCATCTAAAAATTCTTTTGCGTAGTCGTATAAGGCTGCTTCACCTGCAATAGAAGTTTGTACATCATTTTTTTCTTCAATTAAATCTAAAACTGGCCATCCACCAGCAAGCATATCTGTTGAGGTTGCCGCAGCGTATGGCTGACTTGCTTCTCCATCTAATCCATCATTGTTTCCGCTAACCCACATACGAGTCGCTGAATCTTCAGCGTTTTCGTCTACCTTGAAATCAAGAATGTTTCCAGGGTACTCAAAAACATATTGGTCTGCGCCGAGCACACTAAGCGGATGAACAGAGCCGATAGAACCTAAACAAGCAGTAGAGGGAACATTGTTGCCATATGACTGATATGTAAAGGTGTTAGAAGTTGGGGTTGATAAAACAACATAGGTTCCATTAAAGTTCAAACCAACATCAGCAATAACAATTTCTTCATTTACTTCTAGCCCGTGAGCGCCTTCAGTTGTCAAAGTAGCAATATTAGATGTAAGTTGCTTATTTACAACATTGATTTTTTGTGGAGGCGGGATAAAAGGAACAAATCTAAATGTACGAGTAAACTCATCGTTAGTAAAGTCGCAATCAATCCTATACTCAAAACCGTCAATATTCTTAGCAAAGTCTTCGAGGATTTCTCCAAAGTACTTCAACTCAGAGCCTCTAAAGACCTGCTGGGTTGCTCCAAGATACTTTCCGCTCAAATTGTTAGTAGTGTCAATTCCAATACTGGAGTTAGAAGAGTATGAACCATAAGTACCAGCAACAGCCCGTGAGCCCCACTTGAGAGTTCCGCCAAAGACACTCTCTGTTGCTGCGGTGAGCGTGCTAAATAGAGTAAACTTCAAAGTCGTAGCATCTACAATACTTGACACTGTTTTTACACCGTCATACGCTGCATCATCTATATCAACAACAATAGTTTTTCTAGCGCTAAGTCCGTGATTTGTAGAGGTCACAAGAACAGCAGTCTTGTATGAAGCCTCACCGCCAGTTACAACGGTAGATGCAATATTAGTTACTGTTTTTGCGTATGTAAAAGTATTAGCAGCAGGGGTGGTAAGAACAGTATATGTTCCGTTGAGGTTGGAGTCCACCTTAGCAATGCTTACTTCATCTCCTGGAACTAAATTATGAGCAGCATTAGTTGTGAGAGTAACAATGTTGTTTGAGGCAAGTTTATTGGTTACAGAGTAAAGATTATTTACTATGGCTTTTGCGGTTACGTTATATGTAGAAAGACCAGATGTAGCAGCAGAAGCCACATTTGCACTACTTCCTTCTACTTGAAATGTAAAACTTGTAGAGGTAGGTATAGATGTAATTATTCTGTATCCATCAATAGCAGCATCGACATCAATAATCTCTAAAAGTTGTCCTTCAATAAGGTCGTGAGGCAGAGATGTAGTAAGGGTTGCTAAGCCACTTGTCATAGCCTTATTTACAATTGAGTATTCAATTTCACTTGCTGGCTTAATTTCATCATTGATAAATTGGTTATCACCAAAATCATCAGAAAGCCAGCCTAAAATATCTCGTACAACTTCGTAAGAATCAACGATAGTTCTTGCCAGTCCCGTACTTGATGGACTCAAGGCAAGAGTCGCTGCGCTAGCAAAACTAAAACTTGCTAAAGATGGAGTTGCAGTAATGGTGTGGTCTCCATTAATTGCTGGATTGAGGGACGCAACTCTTACTTTGTCTCCTATAGCAAAGCCGTGGTCTACATCTGTAAATACAGTTGCTGTACCAGATCCTGCTTGATACTTAGAACAGTAGACGCCCTCTGAGCCGTAGTAAAGAGTCTGCCAAACAGCACGGTGATAGAGGTAACTTATAAACTCTTGACCATCAATAGTCAGGGTTTTGTTTGCTGGAGAGTATGAGCGAGACCAAATAATTCCGCCCCACACACAGACTCCGTTACGCAATACATAGAGTGCTGTCTTTCCAGGCATAGTTGTTTCATAAAGATTAAAAGAGGAAGTGGCATCAATCATTGGAATATCGCCAGAAAATGAGCCAGCCTTGCTAAGAGCACGAGAATAGGAAACGCCAGTAAAAGGGATTTCAGCAATTACATTGTTGGTCAGCAAATCAACAGTGTAGTAGCGATAATCCGCTGGTGTTACTTCATTCGTTGCCATGTCACTTTTTCCTTTTGTTTTGTTGTTTTTAGCCTAGCCAGCCAGACCTGTATTCAACTGTAATTTTTGAAGCCGAAGCAGAGGCTGCTCCATTGTCATAATAAAGAATTGTATTTGCGCCAGGGGAAAGAGTAACCCAGTCGTTGTAGACCTCAAGTTTTGTTCGTGCTCCAAAGTATTGACCATTGAGGTAGACAGTTCTGTTGTATGTATCAATCTCAAGTAGGTCAGGTCCATAAACAAGTGAGCCAGAGCCAGCACCGTATGCAACATTTCCTGAACTAACTTCAAAAGTAAATTGAGTAGAAATAGACTCTGAGCCAACAACACTAGCAACTATCTGCACTCCGTCGTATGGAGCACCTAGTCCGCTAATAGTTACAGAATCTCCAGCAGTCAGCCCATGAGCCGCAGTTGTGCCGATAGTGACTAAGTTGTCTGTGATTCCTCGGTTGTTGATAGTTTTTGTTGTCAAAGCACGAAGGGTTCCAGTAATAGTAATAAACTCTTCATTTGTTTCGTTAGAGATAACTGCTGGACCAACAACTGGTCCTACAACTGTTATATATGTACTGACAGGGTAATCACCACTATTTGTAATAACAGCGGAGCCTGTGCGAGAAGGGCTTACTGATTTAGCAAGAATCTCTTGTTCAAAATAGCCACTTTCATTTGCCGCATTCCACTGATACTTTATTGGGTCAGCAGCGCGAAGACCAATGGAAAACTCAGTTCTACCGCGAGCATTGACTGTTTCAATCTTTGGCTCTCCACTGAGTCTAACCCAGCAAGCCTTAGTAGGGTTTTCATCTGTTTTTAACCATCCTCCCGAATAGACAAGGTTTGTAGCAGCAATAAATCGTGCTCTAGCAGCAGCAAGTAGGCTTGGGTTAGGTGTAAGAATTACACCCTCAAGAGTAATATCTCTAGCGTTGTAGCGACCCTTAACGTCGTAAGAGCCATCTCCCCAGCCGCGTCTGATATCTGGAACATCTGGTGCAGGGTGTTGCCACCATCCTTCAATATTTGTAATGACCCAAACAACGCCAAACTCATCTACCCTGTTGAAAACAAACTCGTTGAGCGAGATGTCTTCCTGCAACTTCATACCTGTTAGGTGCGGTTGCGGTAGCGGAATGAGCGAGCGGTCTACATAATTATTTTCTTCCGCTTGTGTCAATGACATTATGCTGCTCCCCTACGAGTTGCAAAAGCAATCTGACGAGAAACTATTGCTGCTAGTTCTCTCTCGTCCATGCCTTCAGATGGATGAACATTTATAACAACTCCCTTTCCACCACCACCAGAAAGTCTGTCAATGATTGCTTTATCTCTAACTGACAAACCTTCTGGGTCTAAAGGCTCAATACGCTCTGGTCTACCTGCTTCAGCAACACGAGCAATTACTCCGCCTGTTTGAGGGAATACAGTTCCACCTTCGGCAAAATTTGCTAAGTTAATGCGAGGTAGTTTAGGGACACTAAAGGTATTTCCGCCAATACCTGGCACCCATTTAGGGATAGTCCAACTAAGTTTACCTACAGAATTATTCCAAGCATCTGAGATTGCGTTGATTACTCCAGTGAAAGGAGCAACAATTGATTTAATCACATTCTTGATAGCACTAAATGCTGCCGAGAAAGACTTCTTCATAGAGTCGGCAGCACCTTCGGTGTTACCTGTTAGGAGTTGGAAGATACCCTTTACAAAGTACCACACAGCCTTGAAGGCTTCAATAATTCCACCAATAACATAAATAACTTTTTGAATTGCTCCAGAAAGAACACCAATGGCTCTAACAAGAATAAAACTTAAAATAGGAACAAGGGTTACTGCTAAGAAGTTTCCAACGCTTTCAAAAAGTTCACCAACACTTCTAATTGATGGCATTATGCTGTCAATTGCTCCCATAATGTCATTAAAGGCTCCCTTAAGAGCACCAAGAGCGCCATCTATAAGAAGCATAAACGCTTCTCTAAGTTTTTCACTTTTTGTAAATAAAAGTACAACAATTGCAACTAAAGCGGCAATCCCTGCAACAATTGCTAAAACAGGTCCAGCACCAAGTAGCATAACAATCTTCAAACCCATAAAAGCCTTATATGCATTAAATATAACAGTGCCTAATGTTATAAATGGGGTAATTAGTTTTACAATTCCTCCAAGAACAACTAAAAAGGCAAATTTTGCAACGCTACCAATAAGACCAATGGCTGCTAGTAGCGGCAAGACTTGAGCAGATATGTTTAATATTTTTTGACCCAAATCGCTTGCTAAAAATTCATTTATTTTTCCTAATACTTTGGAAAGAGTATCAAAAAATATTGTAATTGAGCCGCTCTCTGTAACTAAAGCGACAAATGTTGCAAACTGAATTAAGAAATTTCCAAATGATGGCAAAGAAGCATCAAGATTTTCGCCAATTTCTTGGAATATGTCTACTACATCATTAAGTTGAAGTAGAAAAATTCCAAGTCCTTCGTTGTCAGCCAGGCCAATAAATCCACCAAGAATATTTCCAATTAAGTCTAATAATCTAGTGCCGTTTTCAGCAGCATCTAAAAAGAAGTCTTTTAGAGGTCTTCCATCAATTTCGGTTATATTCTTAAATCTGCCAGTAACCTCTTTGAGATAGTCTAGGAAGAACTGACCACCACTGCCTGGACCAACGTTGGCAGCAATAATTTTGCCTAGTCCGCCAAAAGTGTTTCCAATAATTTTACCTAAGTCTTTTAGGATTCCTCTAGCAGTTTGAAATTTTTCATTAAGTTTTCCAGAGGCTTCATCAGCCTTGAGGGTTTCTGTCCAACCCGCAGTTACAGCAGCAATCCACGCAGAAAATTCTTCTGTAAGAGGGCTAATGTTGTCAAGAATAATTAGCAGGTTCTCGTAAAGACTAACTAAAGCATCACCAAAATTTTTCAATACTTTGTCGTTAGATTTCCAAATTCTTTCTAGTCTTTCTAGATTCTCTCCCTTTGTTACTGCTTCAGAGAACTTTACAGCGATGTCGCCGATAACTCCGCCAGTCTCCTTAAGGAGCGGGATTAGCGCCGGGAATAATTTAGTTCTAAGATTTTCTAGAGCGGTTTCTAACTTTGGAAATAGTTCTTCACCTGCTGCTGCTTTTAAGTCTTTAAGGGCTGGTATAAAAGTGTTAACCATATACTCAGCAAATGCTCTTGCCTCTTTTGATAACTCTGCTAGAGCATCGGCGTAGGCATCTGTCGCATCTTTGTTATTTTTTATATCATCTACGGCTTCTGCCGCTTCGTCTCGTGCCTCAGTGGCACTAAGAATTGAACGTTCATTGTCTTTTATTGTTTCGTTATAAGCATTTGTAGCATCATCTACTGACGCCAAAGCATTAACAACATTTTCTTGACCATCAATAAGGGCTTGGGGACCCTTTTTAGCAAGTTCAGCGTTCTTTGCTTCTGTCTTTTTTAAGTCATTGTTTGCATCAATGGCTTTTCTATAATTCAAATCTGCTTGAGCAAACGCCAGTTCTGCTTCTTTACGAGCACGAGAGTTTGGTGGAAGGTCAGAGACACGAGCAAGAGTTTCACGGGCTTTTTCAAGTTCAATTGCTGCTTTTTGCTCAGCAATAGCGGCATCTTCTGACTCAAAACCAATTTGTTGTAAATCTTCAATTGCTTGTTCACGGGCTTTAGAAAGTTCTTTTTCTGCATCTGTAATTGTCTTCTTTGCTTTTACTTCTCTAGTTGCTGCATCTTCATAAGCATTTGCTAGAGCCCTTTGTGCTTTAGTAAGCCTATCTTCTGCTTTTTCAAGTGCTTTTGCTCTGTCTGCTCCAGCCTTTTTGGCTTTACTTCCAGCCTGGATTGCTTTACCAACTCCAGAAAATGCTAATTTAAGAGTAATCGCCGCTTGAGCAACAGCAGTAACACTTTGTGCAAGAACATAAAAAGCAGGCGCTGTCGCAGCGGCTATAACTGAACCAAGAGAGAGTAGACCTGTGCCAAGTAAACCAATAATTCCACCAAGGGCAGTTAAGGCTGGGGCAAGTGCGTATCCTGCTCTAGTTAAAGAAGTAAATCTTTCTCTAGCAGCAGTGGCTTGGCTAATAATGTTGGAAAACATACTTCTGCCATCGCCACCACGCATAAAGCCTTTTACAAAAGACCTACCGACACGATCTCCAGCATTTTCACCAATACGATCAGTACCATTAAAAGCGTTTTTAATATCTTTTTCAACGCCAGTGGTGATGGCCCGAACAACCACATATGCATCACCTACAACTGCCACGTACCATCACCTCCCGACATTCTTAGCCCAGTGGGCCGTCTAATACTTTTCCAAATGGTTTTGGAGAGTTTTCATTAATATCTGTAGCAGGAACAAACGGCTTTACTGCTGCCTTTTTTGGATCAAATGGAGTTACATCGCTGTAATCCACCTGAGACCCTAAAGGCTCTTCAGAGTAATCGTTTGAACCTCCGCCATATGTATAAGTTCTGTCATAGAACTCTTTATACATAATTTTTCTAATCTTGTTCTTTGCGTCAACTTGTTCTCCACTAACAGCGCTAGTGTAATCTTCTTCAAATAAGACGTGTATAACGTCTAACATTTCAGAAGAAGACAACTCAGAAATCTGTAGGCCGCTCATTAGTGCTTTCCCGTTGACATAAGGCCAAAGGTCTACTGCCCACTCAAGGAGTCCCCTGGCCCCTGCGTAGGGCGGCTTGAGTATTGCTCCACTAACCAGGAAGTAAGTTCTCCTAACGTTTCTACAGTTACGATTTTTTCTGGGTCTTGTAGTAAGGCCTCAAAACGAACAAGGCTTTCTTGAATAAGTGCTTTTGCAAAAAAAGTTTCAATTAGGTTGTTTGCAATAGCGCTTTCAGCACCCGACTGGGCAGTAGCAACCATGTCCAAAAGAACTTTTCCTTGGAGTGCTGGCTTGCAGTGAAACTCTTCCCCATGGAGTTTGAAAGAAAGGGGTTCTGAAATGCTGTCACCAGCACCAAAATCCCTAAATCTCGGATTTGTCATCTTTGTTTATCCTCGTTTCTCGTATGTCTTTATTTACTATTGGCATAGTAAATTACTAACTATTTTACCAACTTTAGGTTGTCAGTAAGATAGCGATTTGCCTTTGTTCCAGGATGCATGACTGCGTGGGCATAGACCACACGGCCCCTGTTAACAAACCTAAGTACCGTTGCCCTGTTGGGAACGATTAGATGAGGCTTACTTCCCTCATGGTGAAGTAGTGCATAGTTCAATGATGAGCCAATTTTTACAAATTGACCTCTAGAATCACGAAGGTGGCGCATATGAATAGAGGAACGAAGTGCTCCAGTTCGTACTCCAACCTGAGACTTAGCAGCAGCCTGAACTATTCTTCCTTTTTTTGCTAAATATCTTCCGACATCACCAGATGGATTATTGAGCATGAAATCTAGTTCTGCTTTTCTAATAATTACTGTTGCCATTTTATGGAATCGCCGCTGTCAATGTAAGAACTACGGTTTGAAATCCGCCTTCTGGTGCCTGAACTTCTACAGTTGCAATTACTCCCATACCAAAACCTGACGGTTCCCAGGTATCTAATTGAGCAGCGCTGTCTAATAAAATCCAAGCATCGTATGCTGAAATCTCAGCGAAAGATTCAATGTTGTCTGCTGATGGTGGTCTTCCATTTTGACCAACGACTGGCACTTCTCTAGAGATAGAAACGTTGATTGTCGCGCTTCGAGGGTCTTGGCAACGGCGGGGTTCTGTTGCTTCATCTCCTGGAGAGCCGACATACATCTGAATAAATGAAACAACAAGTTGTTCGCAGTCGACTGCTGGTTGTCCTAAGGTGTAATACCTTCTAGAAGGCAAAGGCATATTGTAAGAAGCATAAGAAGAAACAACTTGGTCTAAGACTGCTTGCAAAAATACAGCAAGATTTTTAGCATTACTGCTAACAGATGCCTTATTTATAGGTGTTGCCACTTATGTCTCTCTTTCGTCTTTTACGTAAATTCTACAAGGTGTAGATAGGCTCTACTCTTGTTCCAAGTTGGATTGATGCATTTGCTGTAAGAAGATTGATTACCTCATCTACAGCAGGGTTTGCCAAACTTGGTCTAGTGCAGTAAATATCGTATACACCTGGTTCTCTTGGTCCCAGCACAGCGAGGATGTCTGAATAGTTAACTGTAATAGTTATCTTTTCAGTTCCACGATTCAACACGGCTGCGCCAGTGAAAGTCTCGGTTTTAGATCCTGTGTAATCAGAGACAGTCATAGAGACTACCCAAGCATTGTCGTTTAGTAAGAAATCTCCACTTACCTCATCTAAGTAAAGTACAACACTTCCACCTGTTGGCAAGACTCTTAGGTCAAATGCTGTTTCTGTATACAAGAAAGGCTTTGGTGTAATGCGACGAGCCTTAGGAACATCTGGACTAAATACACGAGCACGAGCACGGGCTTTATCTGGGTTAGAAGTTTTCAAAAATAAATCAACAGCGTATAGTCCAGTACGCAAGTCATCAATAAAATCTTGATTGTCAAGTACTGTATAAGAAATACCTTGTCTAGAAATAGAAGTAACACGTTGAGGTAGGGCGCAAGTGTCATCGCCTTCATAAAGTTTTACAAGTTCAATAGCCAACATACGAGCAGCGTTTTTACCTGCTGTTGGAGGAGGAGTTCCGTAGGTATATGTAACCTCTACGTTTGATGGAGTCCAAGTGGCTCCAGGTGTTGCTAAAAGAGTTGAGTGCTCTACTAAATAGTATTGAGACGGGTCAATGATATTTCCATCAATATCTCTTACAGTATGAATTTTTACAACTTTACGACCACGAAGACGGATACGAGTGTTTGATGATGTTCCATCACCTAGGTAGTCATCGTCTCCATAAAGACCAGAGCCACCAATTCTTAGGTTCTTAACCTCACCTTGAATAAGAGTTGGTGAGTAAGTCATTATTGATGCACCAGCACGAAGGTATGGGTCGTAGACAGAAACATAGCGTTCTGTAACAGTTGTTGTTCCGCTGTATTTGCGGCCAGACATTCCCCACAATAAATAGGAAGCAGTTTTTACAGCATCGTAAGCGTAGTCAGAATCAGCATATGCGCTACCTAAATCTTCTACGTTAGTCCAAAGATTACTGCTCACTTTGTCTCCTAAATACTAAAAGCGGACGACTTACCATGTGTGCTAATGACACGACTGGCACGTCGTCCGCCCTCAGTTATCTAATTACTCTGTTGGGTTTTCTGACGATGCGATAATAAAGTCAACAGCAGCATCAGCGTTGTAATCTGAGTTACCAGGAACGTTGTATGTTGTTGTTGAGCCTTGTGAGGCAAAGTCTGTAACCGCTGTGTATCCACGTTGACGAACCGCTGAGCCCACAGGGGATACAGCAGCACTAGCAACGTTTGTAGCAACCTTTGCGTAAGAGAAGGTTGTGTTGCTTCCAACAGTGGTAATTGTGTAAGTACCATTGAATGTGGCATCAACACCTGCTACAACAACGCTCTGACCTGCTTCAAAGCCGTGGGCTGAAGCAGTAGTTATTGTTGCTACGTTAGATGTAAGAGACTTGTTGTTTACTACGGCTGATAGGTTGTCGTACCACTCGTAGAAGCCCTTTAGACCTGTTGGTGCCCATGATGCACGAGCGTATGAGTATGGACGCTCTGTTGCGATTGGGAACTCCCAACGGCCATCTAGACCTGTGTCAAAGTTTTCGTTTCCTAAACCATAACCTTCAAATGTGTTAGCAAGTAAACCGTTTTCAATTACGCGGTCACCTGATTGACGCAATTTTGCGTATGGGAATACCCAGTAGAAGTATGGATTTGTTGTTGCACGCTTTCCATCCTTTACTGCGAATGACCAAACTTCAATAGCAACGCCGTTTCCAGCAGGATCGTCTCCTACGGCTGGCGCGGCCCAACCGATGCTTTCGTTGTCTGGTGAAGCAAAAGTTCCAAAATTCTTACGAAGTAACAAACCACCTGATAGTAGTGCTGTTAGTTCTGGGTCTGGTTCGCAAATTGCGAGTTCCATTGTGATGCGCTTTAGAGTGTCTGGGGCTTTGTAAGAAACACAGACTGTACCGTCTGCTGACTTTTCTACAATTTCATCGCCTTCTTCGTACTCTGGTGTGAATGAAGCGCGGAGGAACGCCGAGGTTGTATAACTATCACCTGGTTCGGTGAGTAAGTTGCCTGAGGCGTCCAGTCTGGTGACTCGGATCGCCACACCTTGGACGCTTGCCGCGTAGTCCTGAGTGGCCATACTGATTTCTCCTTTAGTCGGTCTTACTTGTTCTTATTTTACGCTGTTAAATCTACTCTGATTGCTAAGTGAATAGAGGTGTCAAAGTAAACCGCCGCTGGGCGAATTGCTTTAAGGTTCATATCATTCTGATTTCCCGACACGTTGTATCCCTGTGCCAGTGTGTCAGTGACGACATCGATATCACCAAGGATAACCTTGACAGTACCAGTGGCGTACATCCATTTGTTTGTAGATGTTGGCGTCTCTGTATCACCAGCAGCGTCAGTTGGACCTGCACCTGTGTAACTAGAACCAACAATTACGGGCGTTCCGCTTATTGTTTGAAGGTGGTCTTTACCTTCACTATGTATAAGCAACTGAGCGTCGCTTGCGAGTAACGCAGCAACGTCACGAGTCATGTGAATAACGCCTTGTTCTCCAGAAGGAGATGCTGAGCCAATTTGGAAATCAAGAAGAGCCAGTGCTCGACGAGGAGACAGTGCAGTGCCTGAGTTTAGAATCGATGCTTCTGGGCTAACTAGTGCTCTGTTAGTGTGAGTCTCGCCAATGCGGACTCCACCTTCCCAAAGTTCTTTTTCAATTGCGTGCTGTGTAATTCCCTCTAACTGATTCTTAATTCTTTCAATTGGGTCAACGCCAAGTAATCCTAGGGTTGAGCGGTAATCTTCGACTTCAATAAAAAATGGTTTAATCTCGTCATAACGAGTAGGGGTTGCATTAGTTGCAACAGTAATAAGTGTCGTGTCTGTGTCGTCAATATTTTTTGCAGAGTAATACTGAGTGGTCCACTCTTGTGAAAAGCCACGAATCCATTGATCCTCTTTAGGACCTGCTTCTGGCTTTGCGACAGAGAGTAGCCCGTACTGTGAAGGCATATGCTTCGGTGCTTCAAAAACTCCCGTAAAGGCCATCTTTACTCTACTTTCTAACTTAAAAGTTAATTTAGTTACTTATTCTGTATCGGGAGCGCCCATTGCTGAGCGCTCCCTCTACAAGATTTACTTCTAGTACTGGGTACGGCTTAGTACTCAATAGCAGCAGCAGTTGCTCCACCAGTTGTATCGCGGAGGGCAGCAGCCACACCGTTGATAGAAATGGTTGAAGTAATTGCTAGTGCTTCTACGCCAACGAATGCGATACCTTCAAAGGTTTCAACAAACATCTTGTAATCGTTAGTTCCAACAAGGGTAGAATCACGGATGATTCCTAGATCCAAAGTACCGCCATCAAGGAACAAGAATGAACCTTCTGCGAATAGGTACCAAGTGAATGAATCTGCGAACTCGTTTAGAGCAGCGGACGATGATTGTGCGCCAAACACGTTCTGATCTAGTGAAGCACTTAGTGTGACTCCACGAGAAGCAACGTATCCGTCGATTTCTGCGTATGCGTTGAGAGTTGAATCTCCTGGCATTGCCAAAGCAAGGTCAGCAGCCATCGCGTCCTTAACCCATGCTGGGATAATCGCACGAAGTGGTGCATCAGCCTCTAGGCGATGACGTGAACGGTAAGCAGCAGAAGCGCGACCTAGTTGTACTAGGAAGTCACGACCAAATCCGATTAGGGAAGTAGTTGTAACTGCTGTTGAAGCAGTACCAATCTTTGAAAGAAGGTTTTGCTCTGCTTCACGAGCGTGCTGAATCAGACCCAACTCGTTGTGACGAGCGATGAGTTCTGGATAAGCACGAGTCATCAAGTTACCGAACTGTAGTTGCAAAGTTACTGCGTCTGTTGCGACGGTTTGCTCTGCTGCTGCTGAAACGGTGAGGCTTGCTTTAACATCGGTACCAGGTGCTGTATCAACTGCGTTTGTCCACACGCCAACTGCGTTTCCGTATGAGGAAAGCACTGGTGGTGTTACGAAGCGAATACCGCCGCGATCAGCCTGGAAACGAGGAAGAGCATCACGTACTGGACGTGCTGTTGTTCCAAGTCCAAAAATGTCGTATTTGGTCTCGAATGGTGCTGCGTGTCCACCTGAAGCAACAAGTGCTTCTGGGCTTGTCACAGCGTTGATTTTTGCCCAGTTTGATTCAGCATCTTGTGTAAGAGTGCGGTCTTCTGGGAATGAAGTGGTTACAGAAGCAACAATGTGTTGTTCTCCATCTCCACCGTTTACACGGCGTAGGCCATGTAGACGCTTTGCCATTGCTTCAGCAACAGCGCTCATATCTGTTAATGGGCTTCCAGCCGTATATCCTGGAATATCTGCACCCGCTGTGATTGCCACAGGAGCGGCAGATGTCCGAGATGTTGGACGGCGGTCAGCCGGGACCTCAATGTTGAGGTTGTCTGCATTTGCAGCGGCGGTCACGGGTGCCTCCATATTTTCTTGAACCAAGGTTGGTTCACTTGCTTGGGTTGATGTTTCTTGAATAGATGCTTCTGCACCTTCAACAGTTTCAACAGATGCTTCTGCTGACACTGGAGCATCTACAACAGTCTCTGCAACTGCTTCGGCAACTGGTGCCTCTGCTGATGCAACTTCTGCTGTTGGTGCCTCTTCTGTTGCTGCTGGTGCTACTGATTCTTCAGCAGCGGCAACAACTGGTTCTTCTACAACAGCAACTGGTGCTGGTGTTTCAATTTGTGATTCAGTTGAGAACTCTGTGTTCTTTCCCGCTTCGGTAGACGCTTCGGTCATGGTTTTTTCCTCTTTCTTTTTCTCGTCCTCTTCCATATCAGAAGGAGTTTCTTTTTCAGGAGCGACAGGCATCTCTGCTGCCTCATCCATCTTTTTCTCCTCTTCCATTGGAGCAGGAGTGTCAGAAACAGGTGCTTCTTCAGCAGGTGCTTCTTCTGTCATTGGAGCAACTGGTGCTTCCTCTGCCATTGGAGCCTCTTCTGTTTTTGCTTCCATGTTTTCTTCCTCTTTTTCGCCGTCTTGTCCGTAAACGCGGGAGGCGGCCTCAGTGGCTCGCTGAGCGAGTTCTATGGCTGCGGCCTCGCGGCGCTTGACTTCGTTTCTAACTCCATCGAGCATATCGGCAAGTGACGTCATCGCGTCGACTGTTTGCGGGGTAGGATCTTCTTTCTCAACCAATTCAAATTGCTTCAAGATTGAACTCTGAAGTTCGACAACTTGATCGTCGCCTAACTCTGCGAGTTGATCCATCTGTTCTTTAATTTGGTCCACGAACTGTCCTTCCTCTGGCCAGTCACGATAGGTCTATTACCTATCTCGCTAATCAATCGAGGCCGAGGGACTCCGAAACGCTGTGTAGATAGCGTGGAGGCACTCCACCTAATACTGAATACTACATTACTTCTATTAGTGTGATTTTTAGTTTTGTACGATTTTTAGACAGACTAGGTAAGTAACCGAAGTAACTTAGCCATCTGACTAGAAATCTCTGATTGGCTGTAATAGTCGCCGCCAGACATAAAGGTGTTCAAATCCTTTGTGGCAATAGCGGCGTCATCCTTGCCAATCTTGGCCTCTACCCGTGTAATCATGTCTTCCATAAGTTGTTGTAGCGCAGGAGGGATATCGCTAAAACGAATCTTTTGGGCGTCCTGACCAAAGGCAAAGGGAAGGTTAGCAATAACTTTTCCAAGTTCACCAGCACTACTTCTGACATTTTCTAAAGATTCAGAATTTAGTGCTCCAGTGTCCAAGCGGTCAATAATGCCTAGAAGGTCACCCGCTGCCTTGGCTGCGCCAGCGTAGTTTCCAGCATTATCTAAGTTTTCTGCTTGCTCAATCTTTTTTAGAGCAGCGTCAGCGCCAGCATCACCTAAGTCTAATTTCAACCGGGCAAGAACTTGTCGAAATTTCCCTGCGGCATCGCGGGGTTGGGTTTTAGGTGTGTATTTGGCACGTTCTGCATCTGCTTGTTTCTTGCCCTTAACTTCTTTTTTTAGTATGTCAAGTTCTTCATCGGTCAGACCTTCTAGGTCTTTCTCGGTGATTTCGGCTGCGGCAACAACTGTTTTAAGTGCTTCAATTTTGGTTCTCATACTGGCAATTAAAGTGTCTGAAGTGTCAGATGCTTCTTTCCAATTTTCTGGAATTAAGTCTGTCTTCTCAAGTTGACGGGCACGCTTTACGATGTGGCGACGAACTAGTCCACGTTTTCCTGGCTTTGAACGTCCGTATGCCTGAACAGCATTTCTTAAGTCAGAAACATTTCTGATTGGGAATGAGCCATCTGGAAGTGCTTTCTTTTCGCCAGCAAGTTTTTCACGCATCTTGCGGGAAATCACTGCTAGTTCAGTATCAGCATCTTCTAGTGTCTGAAGCATATAAGCGCTGTCAGCATTTTTTGTTTCTGCAATTCTGCTTGAAAGTTCTGAAGCCTTGATAGCAGCAGTTATTGTCTCAATGCGAGACTTAGCATCTTGTGCAGCAGCAACCATAGGTGCTTCAAGTTTGTCAATACGCTCATTTAATTCACGTAGTGGGTCATGCTTGAGTTGAGCAAGAACATTTGCTCCAGCAGCAACAAGAGCCATTACCTGACCTGATGCAACACGAGCACGAGCAATTGGGAAGCCAGGAACGTTTACTTGGCAAACTGCTACAAGTTCAAGTGAACCCTTGATTGGGCGCCAGTCACCAGATGGTGCTGAAGCACGAAGGGAACGAATTTGCTCTGGAGTTGTTCCAGGGCGAAGTGCTCCTGAAACCCAGATGCCATAAGCATCTTCTCCTGCGTGAACATCTGCGATAGCAGACGCTGTGTCGTCATAGTGACGAACTGCTTCTGAAGCACTGGCTTCTAGAGAAGCGTGTCCTCCAGCCAATGTTAATTGTCCAACTGGAACATCGACACTTTCCTCAGTACGAACTACGCCAGTATGAAAATAGGCATAGTTACTCTTACTGCGTGGTGGTCGTGTTCCAAAAGACATTCCAATGTGGTCAACGTGCCAAGCGGCAATGTGACCAAAAACTTTTCCTTCATCAGTTACCGTCAGAGCGGTTGGCTTGTTTAAGCCAGGGTTATCAAACCACTCCTTAGGCGGATGTACTGGAATAGCACCAGCAACAATTCCGCAAGCGACGAGTGCTGAAGCATCGAGTGGATTTACTCCCTCGACGTACACTCCATCTTGAATCACTTCTTCCTCCTGGTCTCTCCCACTCTCATCAACGAGTTCAATAGTGCACTCTTGATAAGCGGGTTTAGGGACAAGCGTTACAGCCATAACTCTTGCCTTTGTTATCTTCATTTTACCTGCTCCGACTTTGCCGTCGGATTCTTTTTCTGAAGCATTTGTTTCTTCATTTGCTTCAAACATATCTAAGTCAGCAGAAACTCCACGGATAAATCCGCCACGAACGAGTCTTTCCGCTTCTTTTCCGTACTCACCTGTGTCAAAATAGCCATAGGCATTTCCTATGCCATTTTCTACTCTTTCCATCTTGGTAATTTTTCCTATAACAACTGATCCGGAATGGCCTTCGCCAGTCTTGATTTGCCATAAGAAAGGTAGTGGTAGTTCTCTCATTGAGATAGCCCCTGGAACAAATTTACGTCCATCGCCAGACTCTATGGCTTCAGGGATAACTAGAGGAATATAAAACTGTGCCCCAACTCCAGGCTCTTCCATAGAAGCACCAGCAGTCAAAACACGATTCTTAGCGTCAGCAATTCTTGCTTTCATAATTACTGAAGCAAGAACTGCCTCTGATGGAATGACAAAATCATTACTAAAAGTATTCTTTGCTTTTCCTTTTTTACCAAACAGTTGACGATGCTCTTTATCGCCTGTCCACATACCTGTGGCTTCTTTATGGCGTAAGGCGCAATAGCCCTTAGAACGAGGTCCCATATATTTAGAAAGTTGACGAACACAGCGTGTCCAGTCTCCTGGAGTATTCCAACGAATCTTTGCTGCGCCTTTTCCATATAACCAGTAGCGACGAAGTTTTTCAGCGTTGCCACGGTTTCTATCAGCACCACCTGCTGCCATCAAAGCAATGATTCTTGAATCAATATTGCTGATAGAGGCAGTTGCTGGTTTTACAGAATCAATTTGGTCTAATACCAAAGCAAGGTTGTCATTATCTAAAACAATAACTGGTGGAGGAGTAGGACTGTTTAGGTCATTGAGAATCTGCTCATCTTTTTCCCACTTGCCTGGCTTACGCTTATAAGTCATTGGAGTAGTTGTTTTATTAGTAGCAGGTACTAATGAAACTAATTCCATAACAGCCTGAGGGTCATCTGGAGAAACAATTGCCATATAGATAGGAGGAACATCAGATGTGTCTGGAGTAAGTTCTACCTCTGCTGCTTCAGCAGAAGAAGTAAATCCTTTTGCTGGCTGTGTTAACCAAGGCACTGGTGTAAGACCAGGAGATGGTTTCAAATCTTTTGCTGGTTTATATGCTTCAACATCGGAAGGTTTTACTGGTGTCTTAGAAATATCTGGTCGGTACCAAATTGCATTTGGATTAGAAGTCTTTCCATCTTTTACTACTGTCTTCTCTAAAAATGCACGTAAAGATGGGTCGTTATAGGCATTAGGTGTTTTACGAAGTTCGGTTGGAGCATCTGGAGAAGATGCTGGAGTTTGTGCTGCTTGTCTAAGGTCTACTGCCCAGGGGGAGAAATCACTAAGAATTGTTTTCACTTGATTTACCTGCAACTGTGGAAGTTTTGCTGTAAGAGTTGCTGCTGGTCTATCAATAGGAGTGCGAGGCTCTCCAAGAATATTTTTAGTTAACTGCTTAGTTGAAACAGCAGACTGAACCTGAGGCATTGGTTTGAAAGTGTCTACTGACTCTGTTGTATTAGCAGGTACATCTACATAACTACCATTTGTAAGTTTTACTTTTACGCTTTGACTTTCTGGATTTATTGACTCGATAGTTCCCGTGTATTCAGGGTTTCCACCAATAACAACTTTTCCACCAGCCTTAGCAAACTTGCCCATTTTGTCACGAACCTGACCACGAGCCTTTTCTGAGCGCTCTTCTGGGGTGTAGTTTCCATCTTGATTTGTTGGTGCGCCACTTGATGGTGCTTCACCTGCGGCAGTTAGAGAATCATCTACTTCTGAATATTCTTCATACTCACTATAATCAGTTTCATCGTATTCAACTTCGTCTACTAAATCCCAGTCGACGCCATCCATCTCATCAACAAATAGTTGAGACTCTTCTGGCTCAATTTGAGAAACATAAACTGCTTTGAAAGGGTCTGCTTCAAAGAGACCAGAAATAATTACTGCTGTTTTGGAATCTATAGGCAAGTGTAGTTTTGATACATTGTCATAAGCATCGTCAAGAGACTTATCGTAGGTTTCAAAGTCGTGATTTATATTTCCTAAATCTTCCCACATAGCATCGTCCCAAACAAAGACAGAGCCATCTGGATTTACTTTATAAAGACGGTCAATCCCTGAACCATCTAAACGAACACGCATATAAAATTGAGGTGCCATTTCTTCTGGCATAACTTCTGCTTCAATAAATGAGTTAAGGTCAACTGACTCTGGCTTAGCGTAGTCAGACATGACATACTCGAAAGAGGCGGTAATAGAGTTAGATTGGGCTTTTCTATTTTCACGATTTACAATTGCTGTAGCCCAAGACTTAGCAGCATCCCCGCCCCACAGTGCCCAAGCGATACGTCCGTTGCTTGGATAGTTTTCTTGTCCAGGCTTGTAGCCTTTGCCTTTTTTATCTACTTCATGGCGTGGAAAATATTTAGCAATATGACGAATTTTACGAATACCAATTTGTCCACCACGAGCAAGAGTGCGAGCAGTGTTTAGACCGACTGGAGTTCCGCCACGCTTTTCTTCCTTACGCCATTCCAATGCTCGTTTTGCTTCGGCCTGAACTGATTTAGGAATTGTGTATAAGCGGTCATTGTTGGAAAAAACTTTAATATCAAGGTCTGTTGTAGCAGCAACAGCAAGTTCAAAAGGGATAGAAGATTCTGGTTTTGTTTGGTCGCCATCAGGTATGAAAGATGCGACCATAGAGTCAGCATCACCTACAGAGCATACGAGTTTTGTTTGTTCGTCAACAATTACGGCTTTGCTATCGGCAACGAATAGAACCTCATTGCCACTGCGACCAATAAATTGCACTTTTTACTCCGTCTCTGGACTTACTGACTCGTACTTCACAACTTCTTCAATCGGAATAGCCAAGTCTTGCTCATCGGCTTCGTCATAGACAGAAATGAAGGCGGGGTCTACGTATACGATAATTAAACCATCAAAATCTAACTCCCAATCGTCTTCTAATGAGATTTCTTTCCATTGACCTTTGTCGCGGTAAAAATCACCATCATCAGATTGGTAAGTAAGAAATGCTGCCTCATCCAGGTCAGTGTCGCAATGACATATTAAGTCAGTTGGAAACTCTGGATTGTTTGGTGAGAATGCCATTACTGCTCCTTAGCCTTTTCGTCATCAATTGGACCTCCCGAAACCCATGCACGGCAGGTTCTAGCAGACGCACATTTGAAATCGAATGCTTCGCAGTATCCAAGTTCTCCAGCCTCGTCTATTGCATCAAACTCATCGGACTGAGTTTCTCCAGTCAGCCCTTGAGAGATGCAATCCTTCATTGATGATGTGACTACGAAAACAGCGCAATTACCACAGCGCTGTTGCTTTGCAGTTTCCACATCTACGCTCCACTCTGTTGCCAGTGCTTGCCAATATTCATTATTTGGCTCATCTGGATTTAGTGGACCGTACATAGCAGTGTCAATAGCATTTTTACGGTTCTTTAGGTTTAGAGCGATGTCTTGAGTAGCAGGTGGGCAAGCATCTCCAACTGCTGCGGTCATTGGCTCTTCTTGACTTGCTCTAAATTCTCTTGCATCTTCAAAAGAAACAATTTCATCCATAACAACCTCGTCATAGGAGTCGTCTGAAATTTCTTCATCTCCAGTTACATTTTTATAGGAGAGACCAGAAATGTTATACATAGCAAGAGCAGCCCAGCCGTCAGCATCTTTAGGAAGGCTTCTCTTATTATGCTTCATAACATCAATAAGCATCTCTTTTCTTTCATCATCAAACCCACTATCTGGGTCTGAGATATAAATAAAATCGGAGTCTGCTGCTACGATAGACAACACATAGTTATAGCCAGTATAAACTTCGTTATCTGGATATCCGCGATATATTTTTATTGTCATAGTGTCATCCTATCTTTTCCTCAATATGCGCTTCCACTTGGAATTATCAATTCCACGAAGAAGTTCTAGTCTTTTAATTATTGCATCTAAATCAGCGTCAGTAATGTCTTTTCCGCGCTCTCGTTCTAGTGCTTGAACTGCTTGCTGTATGGTCATATCATTAATTCGTTTGTACAAATCAACGCCAATTTTGTCGACAAGTTGAGAAGCAATATTTATTGCTCTTCTATGACTATCGTCACTGTCAGCGCCTTGGATGTAATCGTCTGGAGACATCATTCCGCCTTTGACGATAAGTCCCGCTAGTCCGTGATCAACAGCCATAAATTGAACTGCTTCGGTGTCGTCATTTGCATTTACACCATCAAGATTTTTTACTTTTCCTACAAGGAGATTATTTCTATGTCTATCACCATTGATAAGAATTGCATCCATAATAGCAAGTCCAATAACATCTACAAAAGCACCGTTCATCGCGGCTTGTTCATGTTGTCTTAGGTACTTGGTGTCTCCGATACGCTTTGGCTCTGACTCAAAGTCAACCATTTCTCCAGCCCAGGATGTGACAACTACATCTCTTCTACTCCTATGACGGAATACTTGATAAGCGCCAATGTTTCCTAAAGCACGATTAAGGGCCGCTGATGCAATTTCTGCGTCAGCACCACGCTCTCCAACCATAGTGTCTAACTTCATAACAAACTTACGACCAGACGCTCTATGAGTTATGAAATAAGTTGTGTTTACACCTTTATCTTCATCGATTGCTACTTTTATATTGAATCCAGTGTCTTGACCGTTTATTTTTAGTTTTACATCTCTTTCAACTCTGTTCCTGTATAGGAAGTCTCCTAGTTCTTTTATCTTTGAAAAGTCCATATCAAGAAGAGCATCGCCAACCCCTAAATCAGGAGCGTTAGGAGTAAAAGCAAGTCTTTCAGCGTGAAGTTGTACAGCCAAATCACCAAGATTATTAACTACCTCTTCGCTCTTGTCTGGATCAACTGGATTATTAGAATCTTTCAGCGCCTTACCAACAAAAAAACCAAGTGCTTGACGAGCAGCGGGAGTTAACATTGCTAGTGGCTTAGGGTCGCCGTTGGCAAAAAACTCTTGTAATTCATCTTTGAATGGTTGAAGAAGTCTGTCGTTATCAACATTCAAATCATCAGCCATAAATGCTTGAAGTTTTTCTACAGGAGCAAACTCGTTTGCCTTATCAGCAATTCTTTGCTTTGCTACTTCTTCAGGGTCTAGATTATTTAATGGTTGCTTTACTACTGGACCGCCACCGCGACTTTCTAACTCTGTGCGGTAGCCATCTAATATGTCAGCAAAGTTTTCATACTTATCAGCATTAGGCTGATTGCCGTCCTTTGCTTCTACACTAGCGACTCTTCTTAAAGCATTAGCGATTTCTTCTAAGTCTGAATGAATGATGTCATCCAAATCAAGCATATCTTGATCTATAGACTTAAGATATTTTCTTAGTGCATCTCTCTGTATGCCAGCATCTCTATTAGCAGACTTCCGTGCGTTATAGTCTCCATACTCTGGAAGTCTTTGAATAATCTCATTGATAACATTCTTCATTCCATCTTTGTCTACGCCCTTAGGCTCAGGGAGTTCAGGAAGCGGTGCAGCAAGTCTCTTGTTGACAAGTTCTTGACGTTTTGCTTTTATCTCTTTAGATATTTTTTCAAGTTTATCCGCTGCATCTTGAGCAAAAGCATCATTAGATTCTCTTCTCAAACGGCGAATTGCTGCATCTAAATTGTATTCGCTTATTTCGTCTACACCAGCGCCTCCAGCAAATTTAGAATTAATATCATCTAGTGCTTGACGAGCGTTTCTTAAGTTTAACGCGGCTTTGTAGTTTCTTGCTTTTGGAAGAGCATCAGCAATTTGCTGAAGCCCAGCGACAACATTTTCCCTATTCTCAAGGTCGTCAAACTTGTTCCCGAAGTCAGCCTTGAATTTTTCTAATTTGGCATCAGCAGCATCAGCATCAGGCTTATCTGCGGCTGGAGCCTCTACTGGAATACCTTCTACAATTCCATTTTCATCAGTTGGCATAAAGTCCATTTTTTGAATTGTAAAGTTTTTCATTTGGCCACCTTCAAAGCCACCAACATTTACATTTCCATTTTGTGGATTTACCCAGACGCGCTTAGGAGTAAAGTTTCTTGCTTTTCCGTTGTACATAAAAGCAATAGCATCTCCATCAGCAATTGCTTGCTCAATTTGCTCTTTCAAATCTTCTTCTTTGTCTCTACCTAGGTTTCGGTCAACTAAAGCACGAATCCTTTGCCCCTGAGCCCGTACTGGTTCTTGTGGCTCTACATCAACAGGTGCCCCATCTTTTGCTTCTTGGAACCCTGCAAGCCATTCGTTCCAGAGTTCAGCCTTATTAGGTCCAGCAGGTCCAAACTCCCACATTTCCATAAACTCTTTGTCGTTTGCTGGTAGTTGATTTCCTCTACCACCTCTAGCAAATGCTTGACGTCCTAATTCTTTTGCTCTAAGTTTTTTAGCCTTTTGGTCGTCTTCTGCTTTAGGTAATGCTGGCTCTACCTTAGGCTCTTTTACAACACGTCCGCCAGGACCTTCAATGCCAAGTCCACGATCTACTGGCTTTGCTTTTGGTCCACGGAAATCAGGAAGAACAATGTCAGTGTTATCTCCCTTTTGAAGAATAAGATTTCTACCCTTCAGTTCACGGCCACCTTGACGGAATGCCCATTTTTCATCTTCACCTTCAAATTGAATGATAAGTTTGTCTAGGTAAATAACTCCTTTACGGCCTTGACCACCAGCCTTTTGACCTTCTTCAACTTGTGCGCCCATACGAGCCTTTACAACACCACGGCCCCACTTAGCATTTTTTACTGGGTCCTTGAAGCGAACAACATCTCCCTCTTGTAGGGCAATGCCATTTCTATCTTCGTAGAATCCTTCTTCTTTATATCTTCCACCCATTGGGCGACCCTCTTTAGCAACAATTCTTTCTCCAAGAGGCTTACGCTTAATTTGTCCACGCTTTGCTCCAGGAACTGCTTTTGTTCCCTTTGGCTCATCAATAATTTCAAACTCTTGATCTTCAACACCAGGACGACGAATGTTACGAAGCGGTGAGTCAGCCTTGAAGTAGCGAGGTTCAATTCTTCCATTGACACGGTTTTGAATCATGAATTCATACCTATCAAGGACACCGATGTAGCGTGCTGCAAGAACTTCCTCGAAGTTACCCCAGAATGGAGACCAGAAGAAATCGCCAACTTGAACTTCTTGGGCTTCAATAGGTGCTAAACGACCAGCGTTTTCCTCAACCCAAGCGTTATCTTTTTCTTTTGCCTTTTCTTCTTCAATTTTTGCTTTTGCATCTTCAGATAGAGGTTTTGGCTCTCTCTTTTTCTTCTTCTTTGGCTCTTCAAATACAGGTTCGTTATATCCTCCGCGTCCAAAACCATCTTTTTCAGCAGACCAGGCTTTAGGAAGTTCATCTCTTACTGCACCTGTTTCTTCGTTCTTCCACTTTCCATCTTCTTGAAGAATATAAACTTCTTCTCGTGGAGGAACTCCAGGAGCACTCGGTATAAATTTAACGCGGGCTTTAGTGCCAACAGGTCTTCCATTAATGTTCTTTGGCGCATCTTTATCTTCTACTGGTTGTTCTGGATTTTGAAGAGCGTCAACTACACGAGCAATAAACTCGCGGCCTTCTTTCTCTGCCTTATCTTTGTCAGGATGATTTGTAGTCTGATTTGCTAACAAATCTCCGTCAAGGTCACGAACAACAGCGTCTGCTTGGAAGTCTGGCTTCTCGTCGCCAACGTTTTGAATCTTGATGTCTCCAGCAAGATTGTCTGGTAGGTCTTGTACTTCAATAATTTGTGGGGCATTGTTGGCATCGCCTGGAATGTCTCCGCGAGCAATAGGAACATCTTTTGCTCGTGCCTCTTCTGGCTCTGCTTGTTCCTTACGCTTTTGGTCAAGCAAATCTTTTGCATGAAGTTTGATAAGTGCTTCACCCTCTGCTTTAGCACCTTCAGCAGTTCTGTACTCTTCTTCTACTCTGTAGATTTCATTTCCATCATCGCTATTGTGGATAAGTGCACGAAGTGCAAATCTTCCTCCAGGTGTCTTATCAATAATAATTGTGCCAATGCCAATGCCTGGAAGACCAAAAGCATCAAGCCAAATTCTCTCTGCTCCTACCTCTTCTGCATTCTTATCTAAATCAACAGGGTCGTTAGCAATAAACGGTGCTGCTTCACCTTCTGGCATAACTTCTGGAACATTCAAATCTTCTGGATTCTTAGGACGACGAACTCCGTCTAAGAACACTGTATGGAAATGTTCGTATGTAGAAACTTCTCCGTTTTCAATATTACGTCGATAAACTCTAACTTTTCCTGGCTCAAGACCAAACTCTTCTCCACCACGAAGAGCAACTACTTGCCAGATAATGTTTCCATCCTTAGAAGACATAAAGTCTCCAGGAAGTAAATCACGCATACGAATATTTTCACGAGGTAGAAGAACGGCGTTGTCTGGGTTAAGCACCCAGTCGCGGTCCATCATTCTCATCTTTCCTTGAGGGAACATCGTGTTAGGTGTGAAATCAAGAACTACAACTTCATCACGAGCACGAACTGGTTCTGGCTCAAGGCCGACAGGACCAGCATCAATATTTTCGCCAGGGTTTGGAGTACCAACAGCATCTTTTACAGCACCATCAGTGTTTACGGGCTTGCCATTGAGACCATCTCGCATTGCCTTAGCAGCAGCGTATTCAGCAAGTTGTCCTTCGTAAGCATCGAAGGCTGCGTTATATCCATCCATCTTTGCCACATACTCATCGTTGCGAGCATCGACATCAAACAAATCTTTACCAGCATCAAGTTCAATTCCCTTGTCAATAAGAGCATTGAAAATCTTTGCTGCTGCTTCTGCATCAGCATCTGCTGCGTGCCAATTTTCTAAGTCAACGCCAAGATGTTTAGCAAGGTTTCCTAAAGCGTAATGATTTTTACGGCCCTTAGGAGCCTGAGGACGGTTTTCCTTAGGTTGGTCTTTGAAGATGTCTCGTGCCATTGGCAGAATGTCTAATAGACCTCCTGGAGCCCAGTCAAGACCATGACGGTCAGCAAGACGACGAGCAACTTCATCATCAAAAACCATATTTTGTGCGCCGAAGATTGCATTTGGTCCTGCCCACTCCAAGAACTGACGCATTGCATCTTCTTGGTTTGGTTGCTGACCTAAGAAATCATCATTGAGTTTGTTGCCCTTGTCATCTACAGCGTTAGGGATTCCATCTGTATCACGACCAGCATATGTATCAGCAATAGAGCGACCTGGGTTCATAAAAATATTTACGCGGTCAATAATTTCACCGTTGCGAACACGAACACCAGCAACTTGCCATGGCTCGTTGCCATCTTCTGGATCTACTCCAGTTGTTTCAAAATCAAAGAAGACTAAATCTTTATCCTTAAGAAGTTCACGGAACTTATTCCAGTCTCCACCTGCTTCACGAGCAATTGCAGCCATATCACCTTGGAAGGCTGGCATTTCAATCTGACGTGGAGGTGTAGGGCGTCGCACAGCGACAGCATTAGGAATATCTTTATCTTGCTCTGCAACATTATCCTTCTGGTTAATAACTGGAAGGTCTGCTGGTGCTTGCCACAAGGCTGCGGCCTCATCAAGTTTCTTCTGATGCTCTGCACGCTTGGCAGGGTCCTTATCTGGACGCCATTTACCATCAACAACGTTGTGAGGTTGGTGTAACTCTTCTAAATCACCCTTTGCAGGTGGTTCAACGTTACGAATAACATCGATAGGGCCGTTTGCCTTCCACTCTTTTCTTTGAGTGACGTGTCCTGGGTAGTAACCCTCAACACTGACAAACTCTGGCTTTGTGTTTTCGTCAACAAAAATTCTTTCAATTACAAAGTGACCCTTCTTAGGGTCTGTAGTTACATCTCCAGCCTTCAAATCAGCAGCACGAGAGATAACACGATGTGGCTGGTTTGCTGGTTCTGTTGGGTCAACAAAACGCTTCTTTGCTGCGTCTAGTTGTATGTCGTAGTCAGCACGAGCAGCATCAAAGGCTGCTTGGTCTTCTGCCTTAGCAAATCCCCAAGAGCCATCTGCGTTTTTCTTTCTGCGACCAAAATCTTTTTCTTTTGGCTTAGAAAGAACTGGTAGGTCTCCCATTTCAGGAGCCTGTGCGCCACGAATTACTGGAATCTCACGCCATTCATTCCACTGCTTTGTATCTTGTTCGACATGGCCTGGGTAGTAACCCTTAATCTTTATGCGATCTGTTCCTGGAACTTTCTCGCCAACTTCTGTAATTACAAAATGGTCGCCAACAGTAATATCACCAGGCAAAATGTCTTTTGCTTTTACAGTAATACGAATTGGTGGTCTATTTCCATTTCCACCTGGAGGTGTTGGTCCATCTCCACCGTCCCCTGGGGCTGGAGCAGGTGCAACGTTTGCTGCCGCTGGATATTCTTCAAATCCGTCTGGAATCTCTTGTAATCCATCAACCTCAAAATCATCTGGGGCTGCTGGTCTAATGTTTTTGTTTTCTGGAACAGAAACAATGTCTAAACCTTTTTCACCTTCTGTAGCAGTGCCTGGCTTGCGCTCTGCTGCAACTGGAAGTTCTGCAACTGGTGCATTTCCATCTGGGAAATCTCCAGCCTGTTCTGAAATACGCTTTTCTTTTCCAAAGGCTGCCCAGCGTTCTCTTTGAGCAGGACGAGGCATATCAACTGCCCATGATGTTTCAAAATCATCTAAAGCGCTCTTGTAGGCTTCTGTATGGTTATCTGGGTTAGCGAAGAAATCTGCAATCTCCGCTTGAGTCATTGAATCAAAAGCGGCAATCTGTTCGTCAGAAAAACCATAGCCTTTAGCAAACTCTTTAATTTTTTCACGAGATGCTTTTGCATACTCTGCCTTGCGAGCATCTAGGTCTGCCTGTACTTCATCCCAGTTTTCATAAGTCTTTGGTTCAACAAGACCATTGCGGTCTTTTACAGTTATCTTTCCATCTTTATCAGTAGATGCTTCAAAGTTATTCAAACCATAAACGTTGTTATAGTTTTCTGGAAGAGCACGGCCAAACATTCTTCCTACTGTTTGTGAGATTCCCCAACCCTCAGGAACATTACGTCCTTGGTCATCAACACGGGCTTCAGCATTGGCTTTTAGTTCTGCTATGCGGTCTTCGACAGCCTTTCTTTCTGCTGCTTGCTCTGCCATCAAACGCTCGTAAGCATTCATTGGCTTTGCTTCAGTTGGAAGGTCTAGAGGAAGTTCTGCTTGTTGCTCTTCTTGTCCAACAAATCCTTCATCAGCAATTGACTTAACAAGTGCGTTTGTATCTTCTCCAAGAAGTTGTAAAGCATCACGCACTGCTTCTACAGGAACGTTTGCTACAAACTCTTCGCCATCATCATCTTTCATAGACACGTTTGCGTGTCCTGGAATTGGATTACCTGGCTCAATACCACGCTTTAGTTCTTCAACAAGTTTTTCTTTTTCAACAGACTGCGCCAAGAAAACAGGGTTGTCGCTAAATCCAACTGGAAGATTTTCATTCTGGTCTTCTTCAGTAACTTCTTTCCAGTTTTGGTATGGCTCAGGATTGATTTTGTGATATCCCGCTGGCATATCAATATCATCATTTTTTGGAAGATAAGGAGTGTGGTCTTTAGTTTTCATAAATTCAGCCATCTCGGCTTCGCCAAGACCATCTAATACAACTGGAAGTGGAACTAGGTCCATCTCTTCTTTATTGAAATCTGGAATCTCTGCTGCTGGTGCCTCATCTGCGTCGCGCTCAATAGTTCTTTCAAACGCTTCAGCAATATCTGGATTAGGTCCACTAACATTCTCTGAGCCCTTACGGAAGTCAGCAAGTGCTTCTTCGTTTTGTTTAGTTCCAAGTTTTTTGTCGTAGATTCTTGCAAGTTCTAGAGGAGCATCTTCGCCAGCCTCTTGAAGAGCAAAAAACAATGCTTCTGCTGGAACAAACTCGTCTCCGTTATTGAAACCAAGTGCTCCATAGCCAGTTGCGTTTTCGCCATCTTCTTTTGGAATAACTGCTTCTTCTAAAGCAGCAACTAAATCACGAGGGTCATACTTTTGTGCAAGTTCTACAGGGTCATCAGTAAAATCTGTTGACTCTTCATCAATACGACCTTCAGGGTCATATGATGAATCTGGGTTAATTATTTTTGCGCCTTCAGGAATAGCAAAAGCAAAAGCCGCTGCTTTTTCTTTAGGTTTTATAATTTCTTGTTTTTGTTTTTGTTGTTCTTTTGCTTCTGGAAATTCTGTTTCCTGAGAAGGCTTATCAATTTCATCAATCTTATCTAAAATCTCTGACCAAGATTTGGCATCGATAATTGGGCCTTTGCCATTGCTTGCAGTTAGATTACCAAAATCATCCTTAGTAACTCTCCACTCTTCATTCTTCCAAGTGTAGCCACCTAATTTTTCCCAGCCGTCTGGTGCTTCAACAAATTCAATATCTTCTTCGTTTATTACATCATCGCTAACTGAATAACGAACTGGTGCTTTGCTAAATCCGTCAGCAGTTGGATTAAGGATTGCTTTTACGAACTCGCCCTTTGAAGGTGGAATTTTAGCAATTCGACCATCTGGAAGTTCTACAAGAACATTTTCTCCATCATTGGAGTCCATAAGAGTTTTACCAACAACGCTAAATACTTTTCCAGCACGACGAACTAGAGCACGAAGACCTCCGCCTTGGTATGCGAATCGACCTTTGCGGTCACGACGTTGTAGTTTTGCACGAAGAGAACGAGCAATTGGAGAATTTCCATCGCCCATAGCAGCAAGCAATGTCTCGGTTGGCAAAGTTCCTTGTGGTAGACCAGCAAGAATTGAGTTGTAGTAAGTGTGTTCTACAGAGCCAAACTCTGAAGTAAGTGCTGATGCAAGAATTACTCGTGCACGTTCATCTGTAATTCGTGCGTCATCAACAAACCAACGAGCACGAGAAGATTCTAAAGCAGATGCTGTAAGAGAGTGGTCACGAGTTGAGCGTGGGTGTGAGATTGGAAGTAAATCTGTGTGTGAAAGAGTTAAAGAGTTGTTCTTATTGTTTTGAGCAAGGTTGATGTACTGAGTAAGTTCCTTCAAAGCCATATGCTCACGTAGTGAGAATGGAAGATGACGTGTTGCTTGAAGTGAGCGAAGAACTACAGTAAATGCTGCCTTCTTTGTGATACGGCGAGAAGTATTAGCATTTGTGTTCGCCTGTTCAATTACAGAAAGTGCTGACTCACGAATACGAAGAGCCTGGCTCATTGATTGAGAGCGACGTCCCTCTTCTGAAATTGCGTGACTTAGTCTGCGAATTCTGCTCACTCTTATATACCTTCCTCAAACTCTGGTAATAAATCTCCATCAAGACTTGCATGACCCAAAGATGCTAAAAGCGAAGCACGAAGAAAAGGGTCATCGCCATTTCTTACGCCGCGAAGCCAACTTGCTCTAATTGCTTCTTCTGCTTCATATCCATAACCTGAATACTCTGCCATAGCAAGGATAGCGTCTTCTGGATATAGGTAATCTTCTTTATTTTTTAGTTCAATATTAAGTTCTTGCTCGTATGCAAACTCTTCAACATCTTTCATAGATGTTTTTCCTTCTTTTTTGATTACGCCATCAGGAAGAACAGCAAAACGACATACTCCCATTGGCTCTACAGGTAGGGAAATGATTTGGCATTGGTCTCCGCCAGCATAAAGAACGCAGTTGGCGCAATGAACGCCGATTTCTTGGTCTTTGTTATCTGCCGCAGATGTGTAGCCAGCCCATATGCCAGTTTCATCTTCATTAAACTTTCCATACTTGGTAGCAATCTCAACAAGTGCTGCTGCTAACTCTTGTTCTTCTGGAACAAGACCTGCTGCTGTAATTGAATTAAATTTTTTAGTAGAACGAGGATGTCCAGAAGGTAAAAGGTCATTGTCAGTGGTGTAAGCAGAGTTAGTAGGCTTTCCAGACTTGAGAAGTTTTAGAAAAGCATTGACGCGACCCATAGCCCATTGATTGCGATTCATTCCAGGACGATGCGAGACACTAAATGCTCCTGCGCCACGGCGATAGACCGCTTTGAGCATTCCTAGCGATGCTTTACGTCCAGATGGTGCTTTTTCATTATGCTTAGAAACTTTTTCTTTCAAAGATGCTTCAACTGATGCTGAAAATTTTACTTTGCGTGCTTCTTTAGTTCCTTTAGCAGAATCTTTTTTGTTTTTTGATGAACCTTTAATCTGATCAGACTTCGGTGCTGGTGTCTGGCTGATTGTCTTCGACATTTGGTTCACCGCCTTCCGCAGGTGCTCCAGAAGTTGCTTGTTGTAGAAGTTGTTCAACACTTTCAGGTAGCGGAGCAACAGATGCGCCTTGTTGAGCCTCTCTTACCTTCATCATAAGTTCAGGACTTAGTGCACCAAGCATTGCTTCAGTAAGTTCAGGTGTGATTGCTCCCTTTTCAAAGAGCATTCTGATTCCAACTTCTTCTGCTGTAGGTGTATCAGATGCAGAGAAGCCGTGAGCACGACGCCATGTCTCTCCAGAGATAATTCCTCTGTCAAATCCAGAGTCAGCATCCATTGCTCTGTCATTGCGAGTTGAAACTGCGCTTGGGTCATACCAAACAACAATTCTGTCAACCTCAGTTGCGTTGAAACCTTGAGCAGTGAGGTATGGGCGTAGATAGACGATAGTCAAAGCATCTGCAATGAGCAACATCAATGGTTCAATGTGTGCCTTGTAGAGTGCTTCGTCAATTTGTAGAGCGTTCGAATATTTCACATTGGCAAGACCAGTGACTACATCCTTTGGAACATCTAAACCTTGAAGGATACGTTCAAGAACACGGTCTGCACGTTGAGCCAACGCAGGGTCGAACGAACGCTCAAACTTAAATTGTTTAATGGCATCGCCAAGTTCGGCAGGGCCACGAATGATAAGCGGAACAACTGCTGATGCGGATTCTTCATCACGAATCGGAGTTGTCATTGCATCAATAAGTTGTTCTTCAAACTCATCTTCTGCTTCTTCTGCTGTAAAGCCAGGATTTAATTCACTGTCTGCCTCATCATATGGATAGTCAGGGTCGCCTTGTGCAGCAACTGATAAACCATCTGGTAAGTAAAGAGCGCCAGCGTTTAGGCGAGAGCGTGCTGTTGCACGGAATGTTCTGTTGAGCAAAAGAAGTTCTGCGCAAAGGTCTAGAAGACCGCGTAGTGATGAATCTGCTTCATCTGAGTAACGTGGATGTGAACGCCAAATGCGTCCTACGAATGCACCATTAGCAAGACGATTAACTCCTATAGATCCACCTGCTGTTTGTTCACGGCGACCAATAACGTTGTATCCACCACGAGCATCTGCCATAATTTCATCAACGGAACGAATGTCCCAAGATTCAGGAACGCCTGATCCCTTTTTCTCTGGCATCTGAACTAAATAACATTCACCAGCAACTGAAAGATTAAGTGCTGCATCCTTAAGAAGTCCTGCTTGTCCGCCGTATGCAGAATCTAAACGAGCAAGTGCTCTTTCTGCGGCAGCAGCAAGACGTGGATCAATAATTCGTGCATTGCGTACAGATGTTGGGGACTCAGATGCGTTCTCTACAACCGCTGCATAAATTCTAATTCGTGAAACAACTGATGCAACAAGGTTGAAGGCATACTTCACTTCACCGATTGCGTCGTAGTATTCCCATGCTTCTGCTTGCCATGCTGATGAACCAGCGGCGCGACGTTGTCTAAATTGTTCAAACTCGCCTTTATCATTAATTTTGATTTGAACTGCGGCAGCAGTTAAAGAACGTGGAGTTGAATATGCAACAGAAGATGCAGGTGATGATAAAAATACTGAGGCAGGTCCAGAAACTTTAGAAGAACTACGACGAGCAACTAATTGTGTAGAGCGAGTAGTAGATTTTGATTTACCCTTTTTAGGCGAGGATGCTTTCTTGGGAACGGCAGGACGAACAGGTTCACTGGATGGTTCTTCGCGTTTGAATACGCCCACAGATTTACTCCTCGTCTTCGTTACGGAACACCAGGACTACCTATCCTCGTGTGCGGATAACAAGCCAGCAATAGCAGAAAGCGCTAAGACTATTTCAACTACTTGCGTGGCCTCTGGAATAATGATACGGGATATTACAAGTAATGATGCGACCCAAACACTAGTACACCACATACAGGTAAAGAAATACCCGAACTTATTGCTCTCTGGAGGGAACTTTTCCCATATCCAGTTACGGGGTTTATCAAAAATCTCGTCTCTAACTATCAACCTAGATATTCTGTAGGTCGCTAGTCCAGCAATTGCTAACTGGAAGAAGTCTGTAATCAATTATCCCCCTGAACCATCAAAGTGCTTCCATAAGGGCTCCAAGAACGCAAGCGTGAGCCGCATCCACAGTTGTCATCCTTTTTGAAGGCTATAAGTTTTCCTGTTTCGGTAATCACTCGATGTACCTTTTCGTATTTCTCATAAAAAGTAATATTTTCTTGGAACACTAGATTAGGTCCTGACGGAGAGTCTACAGCGATAAGCAACTTATTGTTGAAAACCACGACACGACACCTATCAAGCCTTCTGGTTCCTTTCGGGGCAGCACCTTTGGGCATCAACTCTCTCAAATCCTCTAAAGAATTCGGTTCTGCCAAAGCAACTACTGATGGAAATACATCTGCTTGTACTCTCACTTAGTCTCCGTGTATTCAGATGGTATGTGGAACTCAAGCCAGCCAAGATAAGACTTAGCAAGAGTTAGTGGGACTAGTAGAGGCTTCTCTCTAGTTGCTTTCTCTGGTGTTAGAAAGGTTTCTAAGTCGCTAGGCTGTTTAGCAACAGGGCAATACATCCAAGACTCTGTTTCCTGAAGTGTTGCTAATGGAAAAGCAATAGGGTAGTGTGATTTTTCAGAGGTAAGTGTCTCTAAACGTCTGGCGTTAGGTCTGGACTTTACTTTTTTAGGGTTGAACCAGACTGCTACTACAAGGTCTTCTTCAGAGTATGTGCCAGAAGTGTTTTTATAGGTTCTAGACATTGCTTAGTCGCCTTGCCATTGCTCTGTAGGTAACTCCAGCGGCTTCAGCGATGTCCGCAGCGGGTACGCCACGGTCTCTAAGTTCTTTTGCAATCGCTGTGAGTTCCTTGTTGGCTATCGCAAGGGGGCTATTGCTTGGTGTCTTTGCTCTATATCTCTTTGAGAGGTCAGCAAGTTGCTTGAGTTGAGGTCTCAACTCTGGCGGAACGCTTGGGGAGATAGACCTCATGCGTGGGGCATTGTTTAGTGGGGCGGTAGAGGTTAAAGATTTAGGTGGGGTAGGTGGGACTGGCCTTCTCTGCTCTTCTGACTTAGCATTCTTGACCCAGAAGTGAACTGTTGACTTAGGACGAACAGGTTTGAGTGAGTTAGCAATTACAGCCAATGACCAGCCAGCCTCCCAAAGGGCACGGAGGCGTGGGGGAAGCATTTCATCTGGAAGACTGGACAAAAATCTCACCTCATCATCTGGGAGTCTTGTCTTTTTCTTCATACCCCTATCCTACAGGGTTTTTTAGATGCCGTACAAGACTAAAGCAGCAAAATCATTGGACGACAAAGACGAATATATGAACCTTTCCATATTTTGGTTTTGGCCTGTGACAAGGCTCTGCATAGTATTAACACTTTTCCAAATCGTTTCCGGATAAAAATAAACTACAGACAACTTTTTATTTTTTTCTTAGGTTCTGAAGTCTTAGGTAATCTTTTTTTATTATTTTATTTATTTATTTGGGCTATAAGACTTTTATTGAGGCGTTCTTGTCTCTAAAAACTTACAAACAATTATTATTTATTTTATTTTCTAAACTTTCTCTAGTGTCTAGTGTTATCACTTGGTCATCTCTCCGGCTGACTAACTTACAAACAACTTGGCTAGTGTCTTAGACATAAGGGGGCTAAGTGTCAAGGCTTTTGATAACGATTAGATAACAAGGGGGCTAGGCTCTTGTCTAAAGGTGTGATACAAAACACTAACAAAGACTAGGACAATACTTGACAATAGTCTAGGCGTGTTCTAGTGTTAGGTATGTAGTCAAAGGGGCTACACGAAAAGACAGGAAAAGAAATGACACAACACGGGGTAAGCATTACAACTGAAGGACATAACTACAACTTCGTAGTAGATACCACCGCACAGGTTAGAGACTTGCTACTCAACACCACCGCACCAATTACTGAGGTAATTGTTATGGAAGAAGGCTACGGCAAGGAAGCCCGTATGCTAAACGCTGAGGAAATCTTGGCTATTGTCCTCAACCACCCAAAGCCAGCCCTATCTCTAGTCTAATAAACTAGGCAAGGAAGCCCCCGCAAGGGGGCTTTTTTGTTGCCAAAAGTATGACCAGTCATCTGCCTTTTAGGGCTTGACAAGCGTGGAACAGTATCATAGTCTTATCTCATAAGCACAGAGAGTGCTTACAGACAAGGGGAAATAAAATGACAACAGCACTACTTCAGATTATCGCAGGCGCACTACTTCTAAACACACCTCTCATCATCCTATGGATTATGGAAGCCCGCAAGGTGAGCAAGCCAAAGCGCAAGGCGTCCAAGCCTGAGAACTTCGCAGTAGAAAACTTCTGGGCAACTAACTAAAACTTACAGAGAAGCCCCCCGCAAGGGGGGTTTTTCTTTTGCCCTAAAGATGTGATAGGAAACACACCCTAAAGACTTGACAAGCGTAAGACACTAGCATAGGCTTATCTTATAAGCACAAACAAGGGGGAAAGATGAAAAACAAAAAGAAAGTAGTAGGACTTGGAAAGGTCTGCTATTCCTGCTCGGTAGAGATTATGAGCAACGAGGATTACACCGCACTAGTCCATAAACAAAAAGGCGCAGAGACTATGGCACTAGCGCACACAGACTGGACAGGTTGCCAAAAAGCCATAAATCGCCCAGAGAGCAGACTTGAATACCGCTTACAGGTATCAAGACAAAGGGAAAGCGAAGCCTCGCTAACCCTAGTCTAAAAACTAAAAGCCCCCGAAAGGGGGTTTTTTTCTGGCGAAGGTAGCCAAAAAGTAAAAATCTGGCTAACCGGTTCTACTTCTACAAACAACTTTCGCAGACTATCCGCACACAGCGTTCTAAACCCTAGACTAAATGTGTCCTAAAACACACCCTAAAGACTTGACAAGCGTAAGGCTATGCCATAGTATTATCACTAAGACAAGGGAAAGGAAAGAAAATGCGAGGACTACCTGATAGCGCAATAGTAGGAACTTACAAACGCCTACACCGCAAGCCAAAGCGTAAAGCACCTATTGTTAGTTATGACGAGCAAGCAGAAATAATTGGTAAATTATTCTCTTGGGTCGTAGTAAAAGCAATAAAAGCAACGCACAAAGTAATTTATAAATAAAACTTGACAAGGGCTATTCCTATGGTCTAGCCTTACACTTATCAAACAGAAAGGAAATAAAATGCTTGCTATCAAACTAAATGCTGAAGGACAAGCAGAGGAAGTCCAACTAGCAGATGAAGGTTCTCAACTAGAGCAACTTCAATCTGCCGTAGGCGGACTTGTTCAAGCGATAGACTTCACCGCAGACTTGACAATCTGGGTAAATGAAGAAGGAAAACTTTATGGGTTGCCAATCAACCCTATGGCAACTTTCTTATGGGAAAAGTATTTCGGACTTACTGACTTTATTTGTGGAGATGTAATCTTCACAGGTGGCACAGGTGAGGAAGGCGAAACGCTAGGACTCAATGATGAAACCGCGAAACAACTTCGTGAGTTTCTCCGTATTGACTAACTCAAACAAAGGACAAAATGACAACCGCAATCAACTTCCGCACTAACCCCGGCCAACTAGAAAAGGCTCACGGGGCACGCTACGCAATTAGAACAGAAAGACCTACTTTCTATCGCAGGGCAGGGCAGAACAAAATAGCAAAACTACAACTACCTGAAAATGTGGTTGTGGCTTTTTCTATGCTGACAAGCCCACTAGATAAAAAAATGAGAAACGATTATGTAGTGGCGTTAGTAGGTGCTGGCTGGACACAAGCGTCCGTAGCGAGAGCGTCTAAATTATCTCCGCAGATGATTAGAGTAATTCTAAACTCTCACACTAGCACAGGCGTTCCGCCAACGCTATTTGTTCCACCCGTTCCAAAGCACGCACCAAAGGTAGGGCAATCTCGTTATGTAATGCCTACACCTGAACTACTGGCAAGGCTGAAGGAACTTCAACCCTACGCACAGCAGGTAAGAGCAAACAGCCCTCGCTTTCGCGCTGAGGCTGAGGAATACACCTACCTACTCAATCAAGCACACAACGAACAAAAAGTTACTCTCTATCGCTTGGCAAAGTTATTAGGAGTAACTACTTCGGCACTTGCTTTCCGCTTGGTTCGGTATGGATACCGCACAACTACACTAGGAAAATCTTCTTCCTACAAGCCCGTTCTACACAAAAACAGAAGCACAGTCTAAGTTCTGGTTCTGGAATAAAGAAAGCCCCCTAGTTTTTGCTAGGGGGTTTCTTTTTTGACGCCTTATGCCGTCCTTCCAAACTCCACACAAGGACGCAAAAAGTAAAAAACAACGCCCTGCAAGTCAAGTTTAAGTGACGAGCAAGGCGTTGATTTTGTTAATACTTAGTTAGTGACTTCTACTGAAGTCCCTTCGAACAAACAAGAGATTAGTTTCTCGTCCTGAGCATTGACTTTTTCTACCGAAGTCTTAGCAAACTGAGCGAGAGACTTCATAGTCCCTGCACTTAGCCAACCAAACTTGTCACTACCCGCATCGAGAAAGCCGAGTTCGACAAGACGGAATTGCACCAAACCAACTGATGCAGAATTTCTGGATTTCGACTCGAAAACAAGGTTCGACAACGAAACAACTTTTTTAGATGCAGCAAGTTTTGACGGGGCTGGTGCATCATTTTTACTTTTTGCCTCTTCGACAGGTGCAGCAACAGCAACAACTTCTTCAACAACTTCTGCTTCTAGAGTTTCTGGCTCTGTCCACACGGGTTCGGGTTGCGCTGGTGGGGCAAATGTAGGGACAACTTCCGCACTCTCAAGCACGGGTGTTGGCTCTGAGACCTCAGGTTCTTTGGCGTTCTCTATCAAGGGGTTACTCCTTCGGGAAACTTCTTGAGCCAAGATTCATAGCGTTCTTGGTCTACACCATTATACCCGCTACCAACTTTCCAAGCCTCCCATTTTTCGCCACCATTACTCATGTGATAAGCAATCTCAGCATTGACTACTGGGTTGAATAGTTCCGCATTTGATTTGAGGTCAAACTTTTCTCGGCGGTCTACTCCTAGTCCGCCAATCATATTAATCTGGAAGATTCCGTATGAAGAGTCGCCTGTTCTTGTATTGCCATTGAAGGCAATAGGGCGACCATTAGACTCCTTCTTCACAACAGCCC